ATTTGAATCCGGACGCCCATCAAAGATGGACGCCTGATACAATTGATTTATCGGTAACGTTGCCCTTAAACACTGAACCGGACACCCAAAGGGTGTCCGGTTTATAATGTTCAAGGGTGTAAAACAGTCAACCATGTATTTTATTACACATGCTTCTTGTGTAGCAATTGATGTGTGGTCGTAGCTACTATCACCTAGCAAATATCCAAATAAATATGGATCGATTTCAATCGGTTTTTCTTCGAAAATAATTGGAACACGATATCCTGACAAGAGTCTTCCGCCGGTATCATGGCTATTATAACTTCTAGGCAACGCCAGATAATCTAATACTGAAATATCTAATATATCATTTTTTTTCTTATTTTTGCTCAAATTTCTAGTGTATTTTAAGGATAAAATATGACTTTCATTGACAATATAACCATTACCTTCTTTGGGTTGTACTTTATACATAGTTTCACGCCCACGAGCTAATGTCAAAACGTTACGTGGTCCGGAATCATCACCCATAATTTGATCACCTACCACAATATCCTGAACCATTTTAATTGTCCCATCATACATCAGAACCGGGGTATTTATTCCTAGACATTTTCCTGCGCCAGTATACACCTGTAAAATTCCACCCGACGCACGCTGTGGAGAATTTTTAGACAAGGGTTGGTCGACAAAATTCACATATTTACCTACAATGTCTTCTTGATAATCACGCAACGATTTTACAAAGGGTACATCAATGTCCATACCGGGTTCTAGTTCGGATGTATCGGGAAGACCATAACGTTGAATACCGTAGAACCGGGGTATGTAGAGTTTTTTATCGTTTTCTCGGTAAACGGGAAAAGCCCCTTCATCTTTGGCTCCGGGGGGTCCGTAAGAAACACCTACAATTTCGGGTTTCAGGAAAAGATCTGTTTTGAGAAAATCGAGATCTTCGGGAGACAGAGACGATTTTAGAAGAGTGTATCCTTTTTTACCCAAATAGGCGGATTTTCGAACATTTTCGGTGTATTCTGGGGAAAGTAATACCGATTTGGCGGCGGATTTGTTCTTGTTGCTTTTATTTGCGACCTTTCTCATCTTATTTTATTTTGAGGTGGTGATACAATAAAAATATTTTCAATTTTATTATAATGTAACGTTATAGTATAATGGCATATGAATTAAAATCGGGGCCAAATGCCCCTCTCGTACCAGATCCGACCAATCCTAGACAAAGTATACTTGTTAGACATGAGAATCTTAGAGAACCGGATTTCCCCAGTTACGATATTTTTTTACTACGTTACTCCACACCCGATTTTCTTTTCAATGTCATCAGTGATCAATATATGGATGTTTATAATTATATTATCGGTCGTTTTTTTTCGGGTACAAACGAACCGCCTTCGATGGCGCGATTGGGGGTTTTCAAATTTGAATTCACTTACGGCGGAAACACCACATTCAAGGTAAAATACGTTGAACATAATATCGATGAACAGAATTTGAATTTATATCCGATAGGTCGAGACAATTTTTTTGAGTTACTAAAACAGTTTCCGCATTTTATAGAAGCCATTTTTTACAAAGCGTTGTTGGAATTAAAAATGAAGTTTCCACACGGAAATACAACAAGATACGAATTTGGCAGCAGAACAATAGAACAAACGGTTGCCATTGATATGATCGCGAATCGCGCAGGAGGATCACGAAACGTTTTTCATTTAGATACTACGCCTGGACAAGAGGTGAATTACTTCACATTGACCTATATTTTACCCGAAGATGTACTCATAAAGGCCGCTACAATTATAGCTAGAAGTAGGGGTTCTAGTACAACACCTTATTTGTCGGTAGTTGCGGGTAACGGTACGACAATTGGAATCGACAATCAAGTTGTACTCCACGCCACGCCAGACGAATATGTAGATTTATCAACAGCAACCGGTTTCATGGTACGTGGTCCAAGAAACGCGGTGGTCGATTTGAATGGGGCGGTAGAAAATATAACATTGATGAATACTGAAATTAGACCTTTATCAAGAACAAATTCAATCGCCTCACCTAGATCGCGATCGAATTCAGTCGCCTCACCTAGATCACGGGCAAGTTCAATCACCACGCCGTTATCGCGAACGGATTCATCTACGTTTTTTAGATCTGTGTCAAATTCGGGTTTAAACCGAATTAATACTCCAAGTCCTCTTACGTTTTACGGCCAACCGCCAATCCCTCGTTCTAATTCTGCATCAAGAGCTAGTCCAACACCAGTCCAGTTTAATCCGGGGTTTCGCAGTAGATCAACCTCTTTTATAAGTCCACAACCTAGATATTTGGGAAATCCTAGTTTAGATAGTAACAATTTTTTTGAACAAGTAGTAGTTCATAGCGAAAATCCGAATCTTACAGATGATCCTGAGCTCGCGGCAATTAACAGGCAACCTTCGACTGATCAAGAAGTAAAAGAGATTTCTGAAAAAATTTCTTTAGATACATCAACCCAAAAGAGAAGTATTTTACGTACATGGTATATAACCAATATTGATGTTAGATCAGAAACCGAAATACCGTTGAATTATTTTGACATGCCCGCTATTTTGAACGAAATTGAATATTTTTTTCAATTTGTCCAAGCGGACTATAAATTACAAACCGAGAGTAATGTAAATGTTGAAGTATTAATCAATTATTTGCAGCCTTTTTTAAGTTTGGGAGGAACAAAGTCGGCACATTTTTTCAAATATTTCGCAAAAAATAAAACGGGTAAAAAGAGACACCTCAGTTTGTACTCTATACAAAAAATGTTGAAGGATCCGACCAAAAGTTTTGTCATTCGTAAAGGTGAATCTGTGGTCAAACCCCTTTCCCGCAAATTAAATATTCCTATAAAGAAAAACGTAAAAACCAGGGGGAAAAGTAGATTAAGTGCGCGTAAAAGTAGAAAAATGAGTCAGACCAAGGTCGTTGTGTAGAGTTATATTCGTAAAAAGTATTTGTACATATACTGTAAGTAGATATTCATGCCTCGTAAAAACAATCCGTTACCTGTGAAAAAATCTCCTAATCCACCACCACCACCGCCCGCGACATGTGTGGAAAAACATCCACTTCAAACGTCGCCCTCGGTCGGATTCTTAGGTAGTATGGTACAAGGATTTGGTTTAGGAGCAGGCTCGTCCATGGGACATCACGCAGTAGACGCCTTGCTAAGTAGCAGTTCCAAAGAACCCGTAGCGTCTAAGATTTCGTCTACTATATTCGATGATGAATGTACGAAATATCTGGATTTGTACAATAGTTGTATGGTAAGGGATTGTAACGATTGCGAACAGTTATATCGAGATTTTTATGTTTGTACGACGAAAAGAGATAATCTGTAAATCTTCAAGGGTGTAAATGATATTATTTTGATAATAACATCATAAAGAAATGTTAATTGACGCCGTATTTACTACGGAATTCGGTGGCCGTCAGGATAGGTACGCCGTGTTTTTGGGCATCCTTGATTTTACCCGAAGTCGCATCTACGTCCAAATCTTTTACTAATAAAACCGCCGTGTTTTTGCTGACAGAATTACCCACTTTGGCACCAACCGATTTCAACCATTCTTCCAAAGATTTGTCGCGGAATCCGGTCATGACCACCGTTTTACCGTAAAGAGGGTGTGAACTGTCCGTTTTCAAAGATTCCTTGGAAGGCTCACGAGAGACACTGCGGATTTTTTCCACTAATTTTTCTTCCAGACCACACTCTTTTATGAAATCTAAGAATACGGGAATACGTTCAATAAACTCTTTGCCCGTTTTGTTTCCGATACCGTCGATAGCGGCCAGTCGGGATAAATTGCGTTCGTCTGATTTCAAAACGGTGGGGTATTCTTTCATAATGAGCTCCATTTTTGTCAACCCGAACCCACGACCAAATGTGTTTGACGCTGCCATGAGGGTGGGTATGCTCGCTTTATCTATTTTATCGTGAATGCCTTCGTACAATTTCTTGGCCGTTTTGTCTTGAAATCCTCGTACGGTCATGAAATCGGCGGAAGTCATGCGTAATATTTTGGCAACACTGTCATGCCCAGCAAGCACGATTTTTTTCACATTGCCCGGACCAAGCCCATCTACCTCTATTCCTTTGAAAAAGGCTGCAATCTGTTTTTCACGTACTACCATGTCGTCCCCCGGATTTTCCAAAAGAATATCTACATGTGTGTTGTTCCACTGATAAGGTACATCGGGCATTTTGGGCATTTGTGCGGGTTGAGTGACGCTTTTGATATAGGGTATAACGTCTCCAGACCGGATAATTTGTATAATGGCACCGACACCGATGCGATTTTTTTCAATAAATTCTGCGTTGAACCCGGTAGCATATTGTATAGTAACCCCGCCTAATTTTACCGGACTGATTCTGACCCGGGGTTTCAAATATCCGTCTTTCGATGCGCTCCATTCCACATCCAAAACGTGGGCTTCGGCCAACTGGTCAGAAAGAACCATTTTGAACGCAAAACTGTGTTCGGGGTTCCCGGATGAGCGGGGATACACACGGTCGTTGGAAACAATAATACCGTCGATCTCATACACGCTGTTTTTACGCCACTCTTGTAAAGTTCCGGAAAGTGATTCGTTCGTAATTTGCGAGAACGTTTGGTTCTGTACCACCAACAGTTTGGCATCACCAAAACTCATCAATTTGGTCATTTGTTGTGATGGGGTCAAGTTCTCGGGTTTGATCAATTCATATGCGACAAAATCTACATCGCGTATTTTGTCATCCACGGATTTGGTGTTTGTGATGCCCGAGACCAAATTGCGAGGATTGGCAAACTGTTCTTGGTATTTTGTTTCAAAAATGTTTCGTTTTATGATGAATTCGCCGCGAATCACCAATCCAGGTTCTCGAGGAAGCTTCAGGAAAGGAATCAAATAAGAAATGTCTTGACCAATTTTTCCGTCCCCGCGAGTGTATAATTTGGCTCGGGGTCCTTCGGTAGTATACAGTCCGGAAACCCCATCTAATTTACAAGAAACAACGTAAGGTCCCGTGTATTTTTGTTTCCACCGTTCGAGAACTCCGGTATCGGGTTTAATTTTGTCCATCGAGGCCATTTCGTAAGGTAACACTGCTTTGTGTTTTTCTACGGGTGCGCCCACTTCTTGTAAAACCGCCGATTTGGGGTATTTTTTTTCAATAAAATCGTGAAGAATATCGTATTCGGCGTCAGACATGACCGGCACCCCCTTACAATGGAACGCCGTGTTGGCCGTCTCCAACATTTCTGAAAGACCTTGTTCATTTTGATTTTCGAGAACCTGGATACCATTTTTTTTGAAGTTTTCAATGTTTTCTAGGGAAGGTTTCGTAATAACACTACAAATTTCTGTATGTGTAGTATCTTTCGGCAAGTTCTCGTTTTTAGGAGAACTTTTGGTAACGTTTTTCTTTACTTTGAGAACCCGGGTGGTTCTCGTTTTGGTGGGGTTGGGTTCTTTTAATGGCACCGCTGGTTCAATTCGAATATTTTCTTGTGGTTCGGCGACGGGTTCGACAAACTGAAAAGGTTCTCCCCGAACGACCACGGCTTTCCCGTCCACACGGTCTTCCGGGCGCTTGTACTCCAATCCCAGGTAATCAAAGATGGCCTTTTCGTCAACGAATATCAAATCGACCGGTTCTCCCTTCTTTTTCCCCTCCATTTTCGAGAACCCGTGCTCATTAAGCGTGAGTTTGAGAGAAAGTGCGTGTTCACGCATGGAAGTGTTGAACCCTTTGCTGCCCGTAAAATACAAAATAGCAAACGGAAATTCGCGAGGAGGAGTGTACAAGAAATCGACGCGTCTTGCGAACGGTGCCCCAGGTAATTTTGTAATCACCAAACATTTTGAGTTGCCGCGCGAGAGAACTTCCAAAATAATATTTTTAGACAGGAGCCGGTCCAAAAACACGTTGAAATTTTGGGCAACGGACGATGTAAAAATCATGTCAATGTCACCCGAATCGGGCATACCGCGCCGATAACTACCGACAATTTGGATCGTGCTGTTGGACAAACCTGCCACGGCATCTTCAAAAATTGCGCGATATTGCTCTATTTCGGTTCTCGGAATGCGTTCCAAGATATCTTTATAATATTTCAACCCGATGCGTTGTTTGTCGTTGAGAACCGTGTCTTCACGCTCTCGTAATTGGTCTAATGTGGTGATGCCCTTTTCTACCAATTCTTCGGCCTTTTTTTCTCCTACGCCGTAAATATTGGCAAACACATCAATGGCCCGTTTCTTGGCGATGGTTTCTTTTTCTTCTTCCAACAATTTCAAGGTACCGTTGTTGTTAAAATCGACGAGTTTTTGAAATATGGTGGCACCGATGCCGGGTTTGCCTTTCAACTGGTTGGGATCTGTAAGTGAACCTACAAAGTTCTCAATGGTTTCTCGAGCTTTATCGTATGCGCGTGCTCTCATCGGATCTTTACGCTTGCGCATAATATAGGCTAAATCCTGCATCAGTTGAATATACGTTTCTTTCAGTGAAGGCATTGCTGTGCGCAACGATACAGTATCAGTAGGAGGTGGGTTTATGTCTTTTTGCGCAACTATTTCAAGTTTTTTGGGGGGTAACGATTCATTTTTGGGGTTTTTTTCAATTTTACGTGTATATTTTCGTTTAGGTTTTAGTTCAGGTTCGGGTTCGGGTTGTTTTATGATGGAAAATACCGAAAATTTGCGCTGTGGTTCAATCTTAATTTGAGGAATAAATGGCGATTTTTCGGCACGAACCAAAGTGGGTTCATGTTGTAACAATATAGGCTTTATTCTTTTAGTGTATTTTCGTTTTGGTTTGGGGGGAGACGCAGGGTTTCTTTTTGTATATTTTCTTTTGGTTTTTACAGGAGGTTCTGTATTCATATATATAATATATTTGTATATAAAATTGCGACGATTGTTGGTTTCAAATAAGAAAATTTTCTAAACCAATATTATATTGCGTTATTGTATTATCCAAATATGGTAAAAATACCCAGCTTTGTTAAAAAATTTAGTGCTTTAGAAATAATCTTATTGGTGGCTCTGGTAGTTTACTTGGTATTTAACGTACAAACTCCCGATATTTTAAGTGGTTACATTCATACTCCGATAGGAATTGTGGTGGTCCTTGTTTTGGCACTTTGCCTGTTTTTGTATACAAACCCAGTTTTAGGTATATTGGGGTTGTTCGTCGCGTTTGAAATCATACGCCGCAGTAATGTGATTGCGCCCGTTTCCCAAGTAACCATGATACAGTACACTCCTCCACAAATCAAAAAGGACGACGAAATGGTAAAAATGAACCCCGAACCGACCACGAGTTTAGAAGAAGAAGTTGTCGCACAAATGGCTCCCCTGGGGGTGAGTGAACCCGCGAGTTACATTACAACAAGTTTCCGACCGGTTTCGGAGAATGTTCATAACGCGTCTGTGATGTAAATAAACTTATAATAGAAATAAAATAAATGTATATTTTTATTATAAATAACAACATGCCAATCAAAGTAACATTACCCCAAGAGACAATTTTGGAAGAGATTGTGAATGTAGTAAATGAATACAACAGTAGAAAGGACGTTTCTATGCCACGAATAGAATTATTACACGGTACAGGGGACGGATTCAAAATTCGTGTTGAAAACCTAACCGCATATTATTTACAATCTTACGTAGAATACACCTACAAACAAATGCGATGGAAAAAGAATGTACTGATTTCTTTTTATAATTACCCGGGGTTCTCTCTCGAAGAAGAAACCTTACTGTTTCAATCTATGCGACAAATATACGGTAAAGAAAATGTCCTTTATTTTCCAAGTTATGGACACGCATTAGCAAGCAGTCCTAGTACTACGGCAACTATATCTCAATATATCAAAATATCGCCCAAACCGATGCATCTACATAATACCCGAATGTCAGATAATTCGATCCATTCCTCGAATGATAGCATTCATTCCCATCTCCAACGCGTTAGAATCCGACTCTAAAATAAAAATAGTATAATATGTACTATTTTTATTGCTTTCATAAAAACGAAAAAATTATACCAAGTGATACGGATACTTCGACCAAAGGTAAACCTAGAATAAATATATTACAGTCCATCTCAAAATTGAGTCTTCAGCACTATGTTACCAAAATAAAACCGAACCGCTCTGATCTTTCTTATAGAGTTGCCGAACTCACCGAAAATCCCAAACTCGACCAAAACAATATAAAACAGAATGCCATGTATTTAGAGGCCGCCGCACGAGACCTCATGAAACATCGTATCAACCATGTACCCCGTAGACCGGTGAACATGGCCGAATTTCAATCACCCGGTCTAGAAATTACATGAAAATTCAAAGACACTGTCGTCTTTCGTACAGTTGGTCAACGCGTATTCGGAATTTGTGCGTTCAAAGAAATTGACCTTGGTTTCCATACTGATGAGCTCCATAAATTCAAATGGGTTCTGGGATCCGTAGATTTTATCGTAGCCCAACTGAAGACACAAGCGGTCCGCGACAAATTCAATATATTGCGTCATAAGGGCGGCATTCATACCGATCAAACGGCAGGGGAGAGCGTCTGTAATAAACTCCTTTTCGATTTCCGTCGCCTCTTTTACAATCTCATACACGCGCTTCTTATTCAACTTCTTTTTCATTTTACTGTACAACAAAATGGCGAATTCTGTATGAAGGGCCTCGTCACGCGAAATAAACTCGTTAGAGAGCGTGAGGCCGGGCATCAAACCGCGCTTTTTAATCCAATATATAGACGCAAAACTGCTGCTGAAAAATATACCCTCTACACAAGCAAAAGCCACCAAACGCGCGGCAAACGAACTACGGTTGTCTTCAATCCACTTACGAGCCCAATCGGCCTTCTTCGTAATACAGGGATAAAATTCAATCGCACGGAATAATTTGTTGCGTTGTTCCGAATCACTGATATAGGTATCAATCAACACTGAATACATATGACTGTGAATGTTTTCCATGGCGATCTGAAAACTATAAAAGGCCCGCGCTTCCGAAATTTGGACGTCGGACATGAAACGTGATGCCAAGTTTTCAGAAATTATACCGTCGGAACCCGCAAAAAAAGCCAAAGTCATAGAAATAAAATGTTTTTCGTCGTCGTTTAATTTTGCCCAATCCACCAAGTCGCGTGAGAGGTCAATTTCTTCTGCACGCCAGAAGGAATCGACCTGTTTTTTGTACATAGCCCAAACATCTGGGTAAGTCAGAGGGAACATGGTGTAACGATCAGGATTTTCACGCAAAATGGGTTCATCGATGGTGTGAGACATGGTTTGTCTAAATAATATATAGGAGGCAGAGATATTTTACCCTTCTTATTCTTGATTATATACAAATACATTTATACCGTTTTTAAAAAATATTTAGCACAATTGTTTCTAGCAGCGATTGAACGAAATTTTATATAGGCATTATTATATAAAATATTGTTTTAAATGGCCAAAAAAATGGGGTTATTGACGAACGCTCAGACCAAAATAATGAAAATGAACTATTTCAAAGTGTTGAATAGTCGGGTTTTATTGTATTTGGTCCTCATTTTGGCATTATGCGATTTGTTCTACTTTGCCATGGAGAAAGACTATCTTTTTTGCGGCATATTTATTTTGATCGGATTTCTGACATCCTTTTTTAGTAAAAATATGATGGTGGTTTTAGTTATAGCCATTGCGTTGACCAATATTTTACGTTTCGGAAAAAGCTCGGGGATCAATGAGGGTATGGAAGACAAACAAGAAGATACGGCGAAAGAAGAAGATACCACGAAAGACGAAGAATTTGAAAACGAACACTCCGACGAAAAACAATTGGAAGGAGCTACGGATGCGATTGTGGATTTGAATTCCACTAGCAAACCATCCGAATCCAAGAAAACCGCCACTTCGAAAAAGGACGACATGGTGGCGGGATTGGACGAACAGACTGCGAATTTGATTCAACAACAGAAAACACTTATGAAAAATATGGAGAACTTGACGCCACTGTTACAAAATGCCGAAAATCTTATGGAGAAATTCCAGTCGTTGAACGCTTAAATTTAATAATTATATATATTATAAGGCATTTATAATATATACCATATGGGTTTTACAATAATAGAAAAAAAAATATTCATATGTAGTTTAGGTATTGTATTAATCACTCTTTTATGTTATGTCGTTTTCAATAGGTTAAATCGTATTCGAGAACCGTTGCCTCCTTTCAAGATTCCGGTAGTAGATGATATTGTCGGTATTGCCAATTTTATTTCCAAGATGGCAATGGATATTGCCAAAAATATCAAGGATCAGGTTACGAATATTCGAAATAATTTGATGGCCGACGCGCGAAAGGTCCAAACTGTCGCCAAAATACAAGCAACAAAATTAGAAATTAAAGCGGATGCTGCCGTCAAAGCTGCCGCCGCCAAAGCCGATCGCGAAGCAAAATCCATCAAACAACAGTTGCGAGATACGGCGTATGCCATCAAAAATCGCGCCGGTCAAATTACCCAAACGGTAAAACAACGGGCCTATCAAGCCGAGGTGAAAGCGGCAGAACAAATCAAACAAACCAAAGGTATTCGCAGTACGTTTAATTTTTTTCGCAAATATTGGAAATATATTACCGCGTTTTTCCTTTTTTTGTCCGGGGTAGGACAGTGGTGCGTTAAAAATGTGGAGACGCTTATTTATAGAATCGCCAATTTTAAAAACTGCTTTTTATGGTATGCGTTGGAAATCATTGGTTGGGTTCTCTACATTCCGATTGAATTCTTTGTTTGGCTTTTTTGTTTGAAAGATTTGGAGAACATGGTTTGGGATCTGATGAAACAGGTGGATTGTAGTTTTAATGATATCACGGGATTTCATTTCATGTACTACTCTGCCGACGTTATAAAAAAATGTTATTCGCGAAAATTTGTTCCTTTCCCCAAGATGAAGTTTGATTTTACGCTGAAAGGATTGGAAAAAGAAGGCGGCAAATTTATTATGGACTTCTTGTTACCTATCACGCCCGAAGAAGCTAAAACTGCCGTGAATGCCGGTATCAAAGAGGCCAATAAATTCAAAAAGGAACTGGAACAGGAGGTATCGAAAATTCCGGTCATGTAATAAAAATATCCGCATATAATAAATATGGTTTTTCGTAAAAAATGTCCACCTAACAATTTTTGTATGGATTATTTGAACATGATATTGTTGTTGCTAATTTTGGGGTTTTTAGTGTACTTGTACCACATATATTTGTATCGCATGACATCCCCCAAAAAACCAACGGTCTTGGGTGTTGATCCTAGTTCATTTTTGATTCCTCGTCCCAGTGGTGTCATGACGATGGCGGATCCTGGTACAGGAATGTTTCCGACGTTGGGCGGGATTTCAACCCGTATGGATGTACTGAACGATCCTTATATTCCGCCAGTAAAAGTCGACGGATATGTTTTCGATCGCTACAGTAGTGATATACGAGGTATGCCTCCCATGATCGCCCCTATTCAACAAAACCCGCTGGTTCCCGTAAACATTGAAACACGTGGAATAAGAAATCAATACAGCCAGGTGGGGATTTTAACAAAAACAAATTCCCACGAAAACGATTTTGCGCTTATTTTACCTTTAATGGGGAGGAGAACCCTTACCGGACGCGACAAGTGGCAATATTATACCATTTCCAACACCGGGAATTTAAATACCAAACTGCCAGTGCGGGTTCAAGGAAAAAGTTGTACATCCGAATATGGATGCGATCCTGTCATGTCCGGCGACGTTGTTTATGTAGAAGGATACAACCACTCGTTCAAAGCTACTATTTATGAAAACGGATTGTTTAGTTACATTCCTGTGTTGTGATATCCACGTTCGGTAAAGACGGAATATTAATATCAATATATTTTATAAGTTGTTATAAAATATATGTATGGCGGATGGATCACCCAACGAATTTAAAAGCGATACAGAAGAAAACATACGCAGAAAGTTGATTGAAATTATAAATGAAAAGGTAAATTCGGACAATAAATGTTCCAAGGAAAACATCCAGCAATATTTGGATATTCCTTCGGAAGAGCTTATTGAAGAATTGAAGATCAAAGAAAAACTTCGCAAAGAAGAACACGAAAAGGATATAGAATCACAATACGAGACCAACCTTAAAATCATCAATGATGCCGAAGTTCCGTTGGATAAAAATAAACAAGAAAAACTCGAAAAGGTATTGAACCCGTACACATTACATGAAGACGGTGTAAATAAAAAAGAAGAAGAAAAAATATTGTGTGCGCTAGAGGCGTCAATCGACAAAGAAGATAAATCTGAACCCGAACCCGAACCCGAACCCGAAGAAGAAACAACAACGAAGGATGAGGGTGATATAGAAGTCACCGAGGTGGTTAAAATACAACAACTTTTTTTGACATTACAACACGATTACGAAACCCTAGACATTTCGTTCAATAGTTTTATTAGCACGCTGAATAATCAAGAACAAATCAACGATATCATCAAATGTTGTACGTCTGAAAACATCCAGTACGAAAACGATATTCTTGAATATCAAAAAAGAAACGACGCAATTTCAAAAAGACGAACAGAACAGTTGATTCAATGTATAAAATATAAACCTTTTGTATCGATTTTTCATTCAACAAATAACACCTTGTGGGAAAACGAATCCGTTTTGTATATGAATGAAGAAATTTTGAACGAGATCCAAACTCGGTTGGACGAAATATGTATCAACGAGAATTTAGATTTTGTCGATCTGAAAAAGATCCAAACGGAACAGAAGAATATCCAAGCCGAAAAGGATAAAATTTGGGAAAATTTTAAAAATAGTATCCATTCGGTCAATACCGATGCCGATGTTGATAAACCGCAAACCGAAAATATTGACCTTTTTTTCGAAGAATCTCAAAAAATTAGCGACGCATTATTGTTCCTACAACGCTCGCCCCCCAAATGTAAAACAGCCGCGGATACAGACTCTTACATTGACTGTATTGTAAAGGATGATGATCATGATGACAATGATACAATAGACCTGTATCAACCCAAAAGAAAACCAGATCCATTCACAAAAAATGGATCCAACACAGATTTTATATTGAATTTAATCAATATACGCGAAGATATCCCTGTTTCGTCAGACACTGAAACAGAACCGGAAAATAATCCCCCGGGTCCAGGTTCGTACGTAGAAATAGATAAATATATCAAAACGGGCGAAACTTACAATTATGACGATATTCCTAGTGAGAATAATGAATCTTACATTCAAATACACCAACTTTTAACTTACTACGACACGCAAATGGAATCCATTTTCTGTAAAGAATCCATTTTTTCAGAAGCGAATGACGCGTTAATGAACAAGAAGAAAAATTTGCGTGAACAGTACGATATTTTATTCAATACGTATCGTTCCAAAACAAAAAACAACATCTTGAAAGAGACGTCTACCTGTTATAGATGCGACGAATTGTTCAAACAGATTTTTTATATTAAACAGTCGATTATTGATCAGAACAAAGTAAACATTGATCAATGTATTAAAAGTATCATTTTATATAAAAACGCGTCTACTTCGAGAGACAATTTGGTAAGATTCAAGGACGAAATTACACGGTTTATCGAACAAATTGAAAAGATTGTGTACAGTGTAAATAGATACAATGAGTTAAAAACAGAACCTGATCATGAAACGCTTGAAGAATACCAACAATTGGAAAAATATATTTCGGAAATAGAACAAGATTCTATACTGTTGAGACAAGATGACATTAACAATTTTAACAGACATGTTGTGAACGAGATTTATTTGAAGGAAAGATACTATTCATACTACAATAAGTATGTTTACGAAAAAGAACAGTACGAAAATTATTTGAAAAGCAAAAACGAAGATAACGACCATACCGGTAAAAAACTTGTATTACAGATATATTTACAGATACAATTAATAGTAACCCTAACCAGTTATATTTATAACTATTATTTCGCCAAGTTCACCCTTTTAAGATTTGTCAGACGTTTTTATAAACTTAAATATGAAATTCAGGCACCTGAAAAACTAATACAGTCTGTTTTACACGAATTGATCAGTTCGGAAAAAATCATATGTAAAAAAAAGGAAACGTGTACAAACGTGTGTGAATCTATTATTGGTTCGATATTAGATGATATAATAAAATCAGATGGTATTTTTTGTAAAACAACAGATACAACTTGTAATAAGCCGTGTGAAGCGGTGGTCGGTCGCGTCTTGGACGAAGTGTTGGCCTCGGACGGTATTTTTTGTGAAGCTCCGGATATTTGTGAACCGCGTTCCGCGGAGGGTGTCCTTGGTGCCGTCTTAGATGAAGTGTTGGCTTCGGACACTATTGTGTGTCAATCTACAGATATCTGTGAACCCCGGCCCGCGGAGGGCGTCCTTGGCGCCGTTTTGGACGAAGTGTTGGCCTCGGACGGTATTTTTTGTGAAGCCCCAGATATTTGCGCAGTTCGGCCCGCCGAAACCGTCCTTGGCGCCGTCTTAGACGAAGTCTTGTCGTCAGAAAGTATTGTGTGTCAACCTACAGAGATCTGTGAACCCCGGTCCGCGGAGGGCGTTATCAGTCGTGTCTTGGACGAAGTGTTGGCCTCGGACGGTATTTTTTGTGAAGCCCCAGAGATTTGCGCAGTACGGCCCGCAGAAACCGTCCTTGGTGCCGTCTTGGACGAAGTCTTGGCGTCAGACAGTATTGTGTGTCAACCCACAGATACCTGCGAACCCCGGCCCGCGGAAACCATTCTTGGTCGCGTCTTGGACGAAGTGTTGGCCTCCGACGGTATCGTGTGTGAAGCCGCCGAAATCTGCGAAACCCGGCCCGCAGAAACCGTCCTTGGTGCCGTCTTGGACGAAGTGTTGGCCTCGGACGGTATCGTGTGTCAACCTACAGATACCTGCGAACCCCGGCCCGCGGAGGGCGTTATCAGTCGCGTCTTGGACGAAGTCTTGGCCTCTGACGGTATCGTGTGTGAAGCCGCCGAAATCTGCGAAACCCGGCCCGCAGAAACTGTCCTCGCCACCGTCTTGGACGAAGTGTTGGCCTCCGACGGTATTGTGTGTAAACCTACAGATACCTGCGAACCCCGGCCCGCGGAGGGCGTTATCAGTCGCGTCTTGGACGAAGTGTTGGCCTCGGACGGTATCGTGTGTGAAGCCTCAGAGATATGCGAAACCCGGCCCACCGAAACCGTGGCGATGGCCGTCTTGGACGAAGTCTTGGCGTCTGACGACATCTTGTGTAAAATCACAGAAATATGCGAAACCCGTCCTACCGAAGACATCCTGGGTCCCGTCTTGGGCGAGTTCTTGGCGTCCGACGAAATATCATGTCAAATCGCAGAGATATGTGATACAAAACCTGTGGAAACCATTGCGGCGGCCGTCTTGGACGAAGTCTTGGTGGCTGACGATATTTCGTGTAAAATCACAGAAATATGCGAAACCCGTCCTACTGAAGACATCCTGGGTCCCGTCTTGGGCGAGTTCTTGGCGTCCGACGAGGTCCCGTGTCAACCCGCAGAAATCTGTGATACAAAACCGGTCGAAACTATTGCGGTGGCTGTGTTGGACGAATTCTTGGCGTCTGACGATGTGCCTTGCCAAATCGCAAAGATATGTGATACAAAACCCGTGGAAACCATTGCGGTGGCTGTCTTGGACGAATTCCTGGCGTCCGACGATGTCCCTTGCCAAATCGCAGAGCTCTGTGATACAAAACCCGCGGAAACCATTGCGGTGGCCGTTATGGATGAATTATTGGCAGCAGACACCGGGTCGTGTAAAACTACAGAAGTATGTGAACCACGTCCAGCGAACAGTCTCATTGCCCCCGTTTTGGACCAAATATTGATGTCGGAAGAAAACCCTTGTCAAAATATTGATGCATGTGATACTAGACACGTTGCGGCAGTTGCGGTACCTATTCTCGAACAAATATTGGCATCGGATGATGCTGTTTGTAAAACATCTGATATATGTGATACAAAAACTACTGATACCGTGGCGGTTCGGGTGCTTGACGAAATTTTATCATCAGATATTTATACATGTTACTATGAAACCAGAGAAGAAACAAAACCAGTAAATAAAATTATATCACCATTATTAGAAGAGTTATTAGTGAATGATGAGAAAAAATGTGTAATAGAAAGTATTTGTAAACCTGGTGTCGCCGAAAAGATTACTCGGCCCGTTTTGGAAGAGTTATTCTTGAAAGATGACAACATTTGTTTCAAAGACAAGAATGAAATAAAACCGGCAGAATTAATAATACAAAATGTTCATATATATAAAAGAATACCGAGGTGTGAAACTATGAATGTTCTCGCAAATGCAGTGATAGAAGATAAACCCGAACCAGGGGTAACTGCCGAGACCACAATAGAACCCACCCCAACTTTAGTGTCAAAAGAAGAGTCCAAAGAAATTCAAATCCCTTGTCAGAACCCACCAATAATTATTCATTTATACAACAATAACAACAATAACAATAATAATTCCGATTGTTGTGAAAAAAAAACTCAACCCGATTCTGAAGATGAAACTGAACTGGAATCAGACGTTGTAAAAGCGGACGCGGTTATTGATTCGGATAAAAATGAACCTTTTAATAAATCATCTACCATCGTGATTAATCCGAACGATGGTAATCAAGTGTTAGTTAACAGTACATCTAATGCCGGGCCTGGACCACAACCAATGACAATTCATATAGAAAACAATAACAATAATAATAATAACAATAACCAATGTTGCGATTCAGATAAGAATAAACAATATTCTTGTCCAAGTGCGGTAGAAGCGCCAATTGTTGCTTCAGAAGTAAAGGCCGTTGAAGAAGATCGTCCTCAGACAGAAAATATTGTCACATCGATTGCGCCGGTAAAAAATGCTTCAATGATTAGCGCAGTAGCGGAAGTAAAAGAGGAACCCGCGCCAGAAAATCAAGTGGCAGAAGTAAAACAGGATTCAACGATTCACGCGGTAGCAGAAGTAAACGAGGAAACCCCCGCCAATATTGATGTCGAAGTTGACCAAGACGATAATTATGCGCGAATGATAATAGATACATCGTCGCCGAAGGATGTTATTGAAGGAGAAGCTTATGTGAAAGAAAATATAACATACGAAAAAGAACCTTCTGAAATACTTGCGGAAGGTGTCGTGGAACCTGAACCCGAGCCAGAACCAGATGTCATTGTAGCGGAAGGTGTCGTAGAACCCGAACCGGAGCCAGATGTCATTGTAGCGGAAGGTGTCGTGGAACCCGAACAGGAGCTAGATGTCGTTGTGGCGGAAGGTGTGGTCGAACCCGAACCGGAGCCAGATGTTATTGTGGCTGAAGGTGTCGTGGAACCGGAACCGGAGCCAGATGTTATTGTGGCTGAAGGTGTTGTGGAACCCGCATCAGAAGGCATTCTTGCGGATGCCATTGTTGTCGAAAACAACAAAAAACAAAATATACCACCATATTTAAGTTACCCCAAGAATAAAAATCCCAACGATGGCATAATGTTACAAACCCCCGGTTCATCAGTATCTATGGCGAGGCCCCCGGCAGGAACCTTTGACTTCCCTAATTTGAATCTCCCGGCTGAACTTGTGTCAAACCCCGAACCTGAACCCGAGCCTGAACCCGAGCCTGAACCCGAAATTATCGCTTACTATTACTACGGGGATCTTTGTGTTGAATCTTTAATAGAAGGTAGCTCTGAATGGTTGAAATGTAATTTAGATAGAACAAACCGAGCAACAATCATCAACTATGGAGAAAAACCCGGAGAAGGTTCAGACAAACTCATTCAACGAAAATTCAATTTATACGAATATCCAGAGGAAGAAATTAAAAAGCCAGAAGAAAAAACAAACGAGACACGTGAAGAAGACTCTAACGAGAATAAATACGACCATTTACCTAGTTTAAATCTATTTGAATCGGAACCTACAAAAACTGGCGGTGAACCACTCAAGCCCACATCAAGAACAGAAATACAAATGAAAACACAAAACGACGAATATTATTATGATGTTAAAAACTCAAAAGCAGAAAATCGTACAGAAGGTCCCAGTGAAGCCCCGGTCGAAGCCCCTGCCGAAGCCCCTGCCGAAGCCCCTGCCGAAGCCCCGACTGAAGCCCCTGCCGAAGCCCCGGCCGAAGCCCCGGCCGAAGCCCCGGTCGAAGCCCCGGTCGAAGCCCCGGCCAAAGCCCCGGCCGAGGCTCCAAAAGAAGTCAAAACAAGAACACCCGATCCAGATGTAGAAAAATGGTTCAAGCGAATTAAATCGGATATTCAAAAGGAAAAATTAAAAATATACAAGATTGACGGTGATGGTAATTGTTTTTTCAGTTCGGTTCAAAAGGCGTTATTTAATACAAAAAGGCAAAATTTGGAAAAACCCAAAAACGTACAAGAAATACGTAACAAATTATTCGACAGTTTAACCCAAAAAGGGTTTGATGAAATGAAAAAATTGTATGAAAGTATAGACGATGAAAATGCGAAATTGGATATTTTTACCAAAGAACAGGCACAGTACATTGAAGATTTAGAAATCTACAAAAATTTCATGAAAACTAGCAACGAATGGGCCACGGACAGTCATATTCAGATGTTTTGTAATCTCTATCAAGTAAATGTTTTGATATTGAAAGAGAATTGTATTGACGATAACAGTTGTATAACGATTAAACGTTCTGAAAATCCCGTAATTTATAACAAAAAAACGTTGTCATTGAATATTGTATTAAGTTACAGCGGAAATCACTACAATTTAGTTATTTACAATAACAATACTGTACACCTTGATTCAGAAATTGGTTTTTTGAAAGATAATCTCAAACAGACCGGCGATGTCGTCAGTGCAACCGGCTATGTTGGAGGCAACCTTGAAAACGACAACGAGGTATTCAAATTTGTACCCGTTTCTCCTATGACGATACCACTTTCTGGAGCAAATATTATAGAAGAGTTCTCCAAGATGTTGAAAGAAATAATGAAGAACCCTACAAATAATTCATGATAAGTTTTTCTGTACATAACTTATAATGAGTCAGAGTTTACCCAACGATACACTCTTTCCAAGCTTTGGAAAAGTGGATGATTTGTACCCATTGGGTTTAGATATTCCAAAAGAAAATAAAAAAAAAGAATCCAAACCAGAGATTGAAATCATACCAATGGTACCCAAACACATCTACTACAATTTTTACCCTATTTTGTCCAAAAAAATATACACCCTCTTTTCCGGAAGTATTCAGTACCAATTACCGGGCAAAGAAAACGAACCAAATATTGTATTCAACGAAGGTTCTCAGTATACGGCATACAGTTCGCAAAAATTGTATATTTTTAGCAAAATACACGAAACGAATGCGGATGGGGAATTGGTGGTTGAACATCGTCCTATCACCAATTCCGACAAAAAATTATTCGTATGTTTTTTACTTAAAACGGACTATTCGCCGGCGATTACACGCTCAAAACCAGTTTTAGAAAAATTGATGGAACATGATACCACAGAAGGCCCCACAGAGATTGATCTGAATGCCATTATTCCCACAGAAGACGAATGTATATACTACGAAACCCCCACCGCCAAGGTCATTGTATTTCAAACTCCTTTGCGAGTTTCGGCGCACTTTACTGGGTTTACCCAAGGAGAACTATACGAATTACAGACGAAACCCAGAGAGGTTCAGAGGATTCGCGCATCGAGTAATTATTCTTCCCAGAATGCTTTAAAACCATCTTCAAATACCGTAACCGGTTGGAATATATTTGAAAATAAAGAGGGCTTTATTGAAGGGAATGAAGAAGCCGTTAAATGGATGGAATGTGACAATGTTCCTTTAGATTACAGTGAGGAAATACCAACTTATCAAGTAATGGCCGGATCAGTTACCAAGGATTTTCAGAGTCAATTATTTGGAGCAACCATCAATATAATATGGATGGTTTCTATCGTGGTAATTTTAATATTCGTTTTGCCCAGTCTGTATACTCTCCTCGTGAAAATGGGTATCGGATCGGCCAACAGTTACGATGAAGTTTTAAATTTAATCCGTAATTTTGAGTTTACGTGGATTCTCGTTTTAGTAGTCCCCGCTTTGATCATGATTTTTGCGGGTGCTTCCAATATCGCTCTTTGCAACACATCCTTGACCGATTTGAATAATTCCGATATTTCCGCAGAAAATAAGAATATGGAGAAATTGAAACGTTGTCTTGTCACTCCGCCCCCGGTCGCAACGAAAATCGGCGATGATCCTACTATTTGGCCGAATACATTGATAAACACAGATTATTTAAACAATGCCGTATTAAATGTCAAAACAAAATTAAATTCTTCCGTACAAACTGCTATTATTGGCGGTTTACTCTTGGGATTATGGTTCATTTGTTTTGTTATTATGTGTTTTTACAAGGTGCTTTCGCCCGATTTTATGCATTTAGATGCCGATTTCAAATTCCAGGACAAATTGGGTAAAAAGACTCTGGCGTTTCCCATGCCGTCAGGGGGATTATTTACCTTTTGGATAAATATTTTTACGAAAGGAATCCGCGTAAGTCCTACCGTCGAACCATATGATAGCAAAGTAGATCAAGAAATAAAACGTATAGACAAAGAAACTGCCACCTAAAAGTAAAATCACAAGGATCGGTCCGAATTTTCATCATTGTAGTCGTAATAAAAGGGTAGCTTACGAGAACTTGGGTCGGTTACCTCATTTACATACTTGGGTAACCATCTTTTCTGGTTCATTTTTTCTAATTTTCCTGAATCATATTCGTATGCCAGTACAGGGTCGACAACACACGGAACCGGTTTACTATTTCCATCACAATCGGTTTCTTTTGAAAAAAACAGTTCGAAAAAATACTGATAATAACATTGTTCGATTTGCGTGTTATTATTAAATTTACCAGCATGAACTGATTTCAACATGATGTCGTGCTTCAATACCAGCTTAGAAATCTTTTCTTCGGTTATTTCGTAAATCGGGCGACTTTGAATACACATTCCGTCGAAACACAGCGTAGATGTTCGCCATAGAATTTCCGCAGGTATGATGGAAACATAGTGGCTATTTGTGAAGTTTTCTTGAGCAAACGCGGTACGTAGCAAAAACTTTTCAATGTATTTGAATTCGGCATTTTCAAAAATATTCAACTCTCCGGCGCGGAATCTAAACTCTAGGGGTATGGATTGGTAACAGTGTACAAATGACTGTTTCAGAAATGGCCGCTGCCAATTCAATTCAAAATAATTCATTATTTTTACGTACAAACCTTGAAACGAAGCATAATTTAACAACAAACTGCGGCATTCATAATCATATTCAAACATATTGGAGGCACCATGAAAATATAAATACCCGCCCGTCAATTCGTTTGCACCGTCTCCGCTTAAAATCGTAAATATATTGTCTTCTTTGACTCGTTTTGCCAAAATATACATGGCAATACCGGACCGCAAAGTAAATGTGTCGGTAGTTTCTAATAAAGAAACTACCAAGGGTATTAAATCAATGTATTCGTCTTCAGTAATAATGATTTCATGATGAATTGTGTTCAAGTATGTGGCGACTTTTCGCGCATATTTCACATCGTCCGAATTAGCAAACCCGATCGAATACGTATGTAGTTCATGTTTATTATTTTTTCGAATGCTCTCTTGGACCATTCCGGCAATTAAACTACTGTTGAGTCCGCCAGAAAGTAAGCATGCGACCCTTGTAGGCGTTTCTTTTCCTGTATCCGAAGAGGTTGATAGACATTCCTCCACACTATGGATAAAACTGTGCCGTATTTTTTTCAAGGTTTTAGTAAATTCCGTCTTTTGTAAGAATAGTTGTTTTGCGGCAACCGGTAGAAATGACGGTTTGGTTTGTGAATGATACGAAATATTTACACTTTTTTGTCGCCAGAACGATAGAACCTTGTAAGGAAATACATATTCACTGTAGGAACCCGGAGGTAATTCGGTTATTTTATAATCCGTCTTGTAAATAGTAGATTCTAAATTCAAATGTTTTATACACGAAGAGAACCCGTAAATTTTCTTTTCACCTGGGTTATTTTCCGTTAACATATAGAACGGTTTTAGACCTAAAATATCCCTAGCTACAAAAATACGCGAATCCAATTTCTGTAAATCGTTGTCGATCAACACGAGAGAGAACTCACCCTGTAGCAACTGAAGTGTATATTCGATACCGTATTTCTTGTACAAGTAAATAATGACTTCGTAGGGATTTTCTTCGATATCGATATATTCAGATAAAAAGTTGTAATTTGAAAGAAACCCGTCAAATATCAATGTAACATTATCCTTTTGTAATACCGGTATTTTTGTGTCTGTAAATCCGGAACAACAAAGTTCTTCGAATTTTTTAGCGCGTGACGGTACCGAATCAATGTGTAAGATTTGTTTCTCCCAAGATATATGGTTATTTAATAATAAAAAAGTACCAGCAGGAACCAGATCCGTATCGATGTTTTCCCCGTTCATTTATTAAAATATAATTGGCAAAATCTTTATGTAATTATATTTTGTGTATATATAGGATGGAGTTGATTACCATTGTTATTATATTTTTTCTTATATACATTATTTTATTATCGTCATTTTACGGATCAACTAAAAAAAAGATATATGAAGGGCTTGCTGGAGCAACGGTCACTTCTGCGAGTATGCAGTTACCCATTACTAAATCAGACCTTATTACAGTGTTGAACGAACAAATTGACAATATTAATAAACACGAACTAGCATTGAGTAGGTTAGATACGAGTTATGTTATATCACAGCCTCCTTCTAGGAAAGATTTAATGAATGTTGACACCATACATATAACCAACAATAATTCGGAAAACACGTACGCCATCGTTTTGCCAGATTACATCAAACGAATCATGGATATACTTGAAAATGAAGATAAAACTATATCTACAATGTTATCTACCTATGTTCCCAACAGTGATATTCCAAAATTGAGAGACGGAAGTCTTTTGGCGAATCGTGCGAAAGAGTTGTACAACAAGAGTCATTACCCGGAATCCATGGAAGACTGTGATCCAAAAACGATTCAACAGTTGATTGATGGTTACAAAAAGTTGATCAGTGCGAATCCAAGTGTAGATAGTACTACCATGACTATGTGGACAAGTACAATAGCGAATCTCCAGATGAAACAGGCGGCTCTCAACGCCGTAGACTCTTCGGTTCCCAATAATACAAAATGTAATCCCGCACTTTCAGTGACCGAAGCGGAGTCTATTTTAGACGGCATTTACGCCAATTATATAACTAAGATCATACATTCACAGGACGAGGCGATACAAAACATCATCAAAAAACGCGATACATCCATCATTAATTTTTATCAAAGTTTGGTGTAGACACTTTACAAGATATTTTGTTTTGCTACAATATATTGTTTTATGTTTCAAAATTTGGGTAATCTAAGTGACGATTCTTGGAAATATAATAGTTTATACAATATCATTCAGCCAAATATAAAATCAGAGTCGAATATTGGAATCGTTTCGAATCCACTACAGTTTTCGGATATTTCTAACAATGTGGCATTGTATCAACAATATTCAGATGCGCTTTTTTCAAATACGAGCAATGCGTTGAATACGACATCTTCCGACAACTCTCCTTTAGGAAACCGTTATTTTTATGACACTGAAACCCAGTGTAATTATAAAGATAGTAAAGTAAATAAATCTATTGCTGTTGACGGTATGGGGTTTAGTGTGACAGATATAAGTAATGTCGGTCTTATATATAGTGCTCAAGGGAATTTAAAAATGATTCAACCTGAAATTATTCCGGACAGTATTCCTCATCAGTCTGATCCGAACGACAGTACATGTGTTTCCGTAAATTTACAAAAGAGCAATGCGGCGAACGATGTGGGTACAAATTATATATCGGTCAAGGACTATCAACGTTTGAATTATTCAGCTTTTCCGAATAACTGTAAGAAAACGACAGATACAGACCCATCCGTACCATGCGCAGACGCAGACGAAGGATTCGATGGTCACAGAGGGAGTCACGGGGGTGAACACTCCAGAGGATCCGGTCATGGTGATAGTGTGGTAGTTGGGCATGGAGGACACTATAACAGACATACACATTGGATTGGGGGAGGTGGGGGTGGTGGTTATAACGGATATTATGATTTTATGCCGACTTATCTTTGGACTTATCCTTGGTATTACAACCATGGGGTAATAGTAGAAGATGACGAAAAAGAGGATTTAGAAAGGTCTACCAATATTTATTTACAACCCGATCTGATCAGTGGATTTTTTCTGGGGTCCATTACTGTGTTAGGTCTGTACATTGTATTTCGCATGATTAAAAAATCTCGCGAATGAGTACAATATGTAAAATATTCGTGTCTATTTTACATATTAGATTAAATTTGTACACGTTTGTAGATTTCCAGTGCTACCAAAGCACCAAATACCTCTGCTAAGATGTAAGGAAGCAAGTCTTCAATCGGCATTTTTCCGAAAGACGCCATGGCCACACTCACCGCCGGATTCACGTAGCCGCCGCTCAATTCTTTGGTTAAAAGTAATACTAATGCCAACGCAGCGCCGATCGCAATGGGATTGCCAGTAGCCAAAATAACAAATACGAAGAAACATGTTGCGAAGAATTCGACTAAATATTTATTCAACATAATTCCACTATAATGTATGTATTGAAAAAAATATACATTATTTTGATTAACGACGACGGGTCGCCATCAAAGGGACATAGGACGCGTGGTTTTGGTCGCCGCCGAAAGATTTGTCGTTGTAATTGCGATTTGTAGTATGGAGTTTTTTGTAACGAATGTAATCCGAAGAATCGGGAACGTAACGAATATTGCACGTGGATGAAGGAATGCCGGTTCCGTCACACTGGCTGATGATACTGCCAATAGGTCCCTGGCGACCCGGAAACGTCTTGTTAACTTGGTTGGGGCCACCACAAACGTAGTTATTACGACCCAAAAAGTCGCCTAAATTGTTTACAGCACGAAACGGGGTTGTAACGCGTTTGCGGCCGTTTACTGTTCCTACCGCATAAGCTGTGTTCCAGGACTTGCGCAATATTTTGCTATCAATGACGTTGTTACTGTCTTTAACGTTATTTATAGTTTGAACCGGAGAATATCCTTGGTACGGCCCCCCACCCAAACTAGTTTGTGATACAACAGATGATGACATATTTTATATAATTGTTTAGTATATAATAAGAAAATAATAAAATTATGGACGATTCCGTCAACGAAGAAACGGCGGAACCCGCGTTCCCCAGTAATAAAAATGTAGACAAGATCACTTTAGAACTTTTAATGAATAATCAAATGTATAATAAATATTTATCTAAAGCGGACCCTCAAAAGTACGAAGAAAATCAAAAATTCAAAGAAAAACTACAACGCTACAAGGCCCGTATCCTTAAAATGACGGACGATCTGATCGACGATCCCAAAAAATCGATAAATAACGAGATTTTTGAAACTTTTTCAAATTATGTAAATTCGTGTGTGAAATTCATCGAAACCAAGGACTTGGAAGAACAAACCACTAAAGATTCTTATTCATCTGATGACGAAGATGTTTTATTTGACGAAAAATACATGAATCCGAGTTCCGAAAATACCGCCATAGATTTTCCCAAATCTTATTGGGGATGCCCTGTGGTAAAATCGAAGAACCCTCACATAGATAATGATATTCGCGCGTTTGCCAGCAAAAAATATCGCAGATAATTTGTAATACTTTTTATCACAAGATAGTATAAGATTGTAATAAAATGCTTTCAGTTTTCACGGGATCGAAAAAACGCCAAACGAAAAAAACGTATCATAATGCTTTGAAAACAAACTGTAGCCCTATAGTAGACGGAAAAACAGTGACGGATGACACCTGTTTTACTTCGGACATACTTACGCAGATAAAATCGGATTATAATCACGTGAACAAAACAAATCCTATTACTTTTACAGATCCTAAAGATATACTGAAAGAGTTGCGCAAAAGATTATCTAAGTGTTCGAAAGAAGAGTGTTGGTTGAGTCAGATTAAAGATACCGCGTTGAAAAAGAAAATAGAATCGTATGTATTTGCACCCAAGCATCCCGCTGAATGGAATTATAATCCCAACGAATGGTTATCGAACCACGATATATTCAATGTTTTAGTACAGTATGAAAATCGCTACCCTAGTTTCGAATTCATCGGGCCGAGTTTCATCGATTTCGACGCCAAACCGTCGGGATCTGGCGATAAGTGCGTTACAAATGAATTATGTCAATTTTCATTGAAAGATCACTTGGATAAAAACCACAAAAATATAGCAGTCGTCTTTAATTTAGATAAACATACTCAATCTGGTTCTCACTGGGTCTCATTGTTTATCGATATTCCAAACCAGTTCATATTTTATTTTGATAGTGCCGGAGAAAAAATTCCCCCCGAAATTATGGTTTTAGTCAAACGTATTCAAGATCAAGGACGCGGACTCAATAATTTGCGTAAAACTCAAAAACGTTCCCAAAAAAATAATGCGGCGATTCGTTTCAAATTCTATGAAAATTGGCCACTAGAACATCAATACGGTAACACAGAATGCGGTATGTATTCCTTATTCTTTATTATCACCATGTTAACCGGGAAAACTGAGGATAGAACCTTCAAAACCGCTCGAGAAAAGATTAACTTTTTCAAAAAAACGCGCGTTCCCGATAAATATGTGGAAAATTTGCGCTGGAAATATTTCAACGATTAAGGTTTGAATCTTTTGTCACTATATTTCAAGAATGAGAACTAAATATCCTAGAAAGAAACAACATACACATAAGAAAAGGCATTTTAAAAGGGGTGGAACTAAAAAAGTGAGAACGGTTTTTTCTCCGTCTTTTTTAAACGATGACAAGATGATGGACAACACTTTTGTTTATGACGATAAAAAGAATGAAGGGATGTTCTGTACATTTAGAAAATATTTGAACGACATTTACTACGATGTAGAAGAATATTTGTCAGCAATCAACGCTGACAAGAAAGAGTTGGTAAAACACGGAAATATCCGATTACAAGGATACGATATTATTCGATCATAAAAGAATGTGATATTATATATGTATCCCATTTTTAAAAATATTATTATACTTACCCACATGATTATGATTATCAGGAATACCGTCAATTTCACGACATTTGCCAAGTATTCTTTTGTTCGACAAATCCCCGTTTTGCCTCAGCCTAAACAAAAAATGATATGTATATCTCCCGGCGGGTTCAAAGGGTTTTACTTGATGGGCATCATCTCATACATAAAAGAACATTACAATCTGAACGATTATGTATTTTCCGGCGCAAGTGCGGGGGCGTGGAACGCCGTGTTATTCACCTACAAGGGGGATTTGAAAAAGTTGATACATAAAGTGATTGGCAACAAACCCTACATATATAAGAATGAATCCATACGCGATTTTGAATTGCTTATCAAAAAGCGCATTTTAGAAAATTCGAGAACCGCCGATTACGATCTATCTTCGGTCTATATTGGAGTAACCACTTTTAAAAACCCGTTCAGTAATCCTACCCCAGATACACTGAATAAGAACGGCATTATTTCAATCACCAACTCCAAACTGTGTTTGACTACGAGTGTTTATTCTAACTTTCGTGATTTAGAGGACGCGCTCGACTGTTGTATCGCCAGTTCTCATATTCCTTTTGTTACAGGCAATCTGTTGAATATTTATAAAAATCGTTATGTTTTTGATGGTGGGGTATTTCCAAATCCGTATTATAATATGTTGGAATCATCGTTACAAATCACGCCCAACATGTGGGAGGCTCCCGTATCCAAGAATAAATGGTTTACTATAGAAGATTATACAACATTGTTGTCCAAAGAAAAGTATAATTTTTATGAGCTATTCAACGATGGATATAAGGATACTAAAAATAATTATAAAAAACTGGATAAAATATTTATCACCAAAAAACCATAGAGAAATCGGGTAATTATACCTATAATGTCGCAATTTATTAAAAACGATAACCAATCGTTACTATGGAACACTATACAACAAACCGCCCATTTTAAAACCAGCAACTCATCTGATGCTATCAAAGTTCAACTGTTTAAACAGATTATGAAACAATTTTATGAACAAATTAAAATAAAACGCCCTCATCAAAAACTTAGCCGCTTAGAATTGGAGAACTACAACAAACAAACGATTCAGACATTTTTAGGTCAACTGCAGAAACACGATATGACGATGTTTACACCTTCGCGCACTGTAAATGCGCGCGGTAACGTTACTTTGCCTTATGTACCATCGGAATCGCCCCCCGAAGGGGGTGATTTAAATCGGCAAAGGTATAAAGAGTTCAACAATTCTCCGGATTCGGGAGACATTTTTCGGGCACCAGGTGGGCCATATGCGGCCGCCGAGTCTACAAAACATGTAACGTTTCAAATTGCCGAAAACGGCGTTCCGCCCATGAGTTTTCGTCCGGTTCAACCCATCGGAACAAAAGAGAACCCGATGGACGCGTTTACACAGCGTCAGCGCGAATATGAAACAATGGTAAAGCGCGATGTTCCGGTAGAGCCCAATTTCAAGTTACAAATAGAAGACACGGTTATTGAAAACATGGATGAACTGTTAGAGGCACAAATACGTCAACGAGAGCTCGATTTACAACAAATCAATCCTACGGGTTCTCTTGTGTCGCCCCCCAACAAACCTATTAAACCTATCGCAAAACCGGCATCTCATGCGTTCAAAATACAGGAAGATGCCGAAAATATTGCCATGGAGGTTCTCCCTTTACAAAATGACATTTCTACCCCGACGTGGTTCAAAGAGTTTGCGGATTCTTTGAGAGAGATGAAAGAGGAGATGTCACAATTGACGACAGAGATAAGAACCATTTACAAAAAGTTTGTAGAAAAAATGCCGGAGAACCTGAACGAAAACGAAGAAAATGGTTAGATCATGATAAAGAATATTCCTACACAGGCAAATATATGAGACATAAAGTGACAGATAATATGAGGAACACAACACCATTTATTGGAGGAAAATACGTTACTCATATAAAAGAAAAAAAACATGGTGATCATGGACAAAACATACCAAAACAAAAGATAAAACGAAAGATTTCTTAGGAGAAGTGTATATAAAATCGACAAAAGAATGGAGGTTCTCGCCGCTATAGCATCTATTTTATGTATCAAAGAATGTTTGATAGGTTTGTACCAAAACGCAATAGAAAACACAAAGTTCGCATAAATCGCCGACAAAAGAACACTCTGCATCCGCGTTTTTTTAATAAACAGGATGTACACGAGGAAGGGTAGTAAAAATATATGGGAACTTCGATAAAGTAACATATGATTGAACCAACGCGACGAATCTTGTGTTAAAAGCAAATATTTATTTTTTATGTTTTCTATAATTTTTCGGGGGCGGATCATTAATTTGTTTTACATTAGTTGTACATTAGTTTATCAACAGTTAAACTATTCGAATCTATTTTGTGTTGAAAAATCATAAAATTGATTGTTTTCGATCTTTTTGGTGAGTTGTTACAAATAACAGACATGGCTACCATGGCAATGACAATGAACGTTGTAGATATTTTCGGCAAATTGAAAGGGATGCCGGGACTTCTGGGGGACATTTTCGAGTATGATGATACATACAAGTGTGTTTTCAAGCAGGCAATTCTGCCAAACTTGTGGCACGAATCCTGGAAGTCTTGGTATTACCGCATTGAGTGTCCCTACGAACACGCGGTCGCAGGGTATCTCACCGAGAATTGGGGGGTTTGGGACGAGAGCCCCGGTCGCGACATGTCGCGATGGTTTCGCGACAACTATTTCCCCGACGGTATGTCGTTCATCAAACATGTTGATGAAAAAACCGGAAGAATGATGGTAACTGCGAAAATGTCTTATAAAGACAAACGACAATACACTGTGTTCCGCGGTATGGTTCTTACTCAAAAACAGTACACCGAAGAATGTGGGGAAGAGACGCCCAACGATATCCGCTATCTGGATATCTACAAGGATTTGGATCACGATTTGACTGTGTATATTAGATTGTTTTGAATCTGCTCCCCCAACCAAACAAAACATTAAAAAACGACGTGTAAATGTGTAAATATTGTATTTTTTTGTTGGAATGAATATAAAACCACGGCAATAACTATACCTATAATATTATGTCTATTCCTAAAATTCTACACCAGATTTGGATCGGACCTAAACCGATGCCAAGTAAATTCATGAATACATTCCGTGATAAACATCCAGATTTTGAGTACATTCGTTGGACGGAGACGGAAATGGAAAAACGTGGATTGAAATTGGAGTGTGGCCAGGCGATTGAACGTATGTCGGAAATCAACGGAAAAGCGGACATTATTCGTTGGGAAATTCTCTATCAATATGGGGGTATTTTTCAAGACGCCGATTCCGTATGTTTGGAGCCGTTTGACGACATTTTTTTAGAAAAAACCGCGTTTGCCGGTTTTGAGAACGAGACCGCTCGTGCGGGTTTGGTCGCCACAGGGACCATGGGATTTCCCCCCAAACACCCACTTTGTCGCGCGGCAATCGACTGGATGTTGACGAATGACACTTGTCCTGAGACGTGCGGAAAACGTGCTTGGTACACCGTGGGCCCCGGGCTCTTGACGCGTTTACTAGAGACAGGTAAATATCCGGATTTCAGTGTATTTCCCAGTTATAGTTTTATTCCTTATCATTTCACGGGGTTGAAATACGAAGGTCACAAAAAGGTGTACTGTTTTCAAGAGTGGGGGTCGACCAAACAAAATTACGAGATTATGAACCAAATTGAGATACCCGACGATTTGAAGACCCCCGGTGAGTGGGTATCAGTATTGGTTTCGAGTTACAATACTAAATATATGTACATCAAAGAGTGTTTGGAGTCTATCAAGTCGCAAACCGGTCATTTTGGTATTGAACTGGTCTGGATCAACGATGGCTCGGACGATTTGAATTCGCGTTTACTGGAACGAGAACTGGACCAATTCACAAAAACGACACGGTTTACTAAAGTTGTGTATGAACGTTCCGCAATCAACCGTGGTATCGCCGCATCACTTTACGACGGAATCCAAAAATGTTCCCACGAACTGATAATTAAAATGGATTCGGACGATGTGATGTTTCCCGACCGCATTCAAAAACAGTTGGATTTTATGCGATCTACCCCAGATTGCGTCATGTGTGGTACCGACCTTCAAATGTTTCAGGTAAATCCCCACAATCCCAAGGACCGTTCCTTGCTGCAACGAACCAACCATCCCCCACTCATTACGTGGGATATGTTTCGTCAACGTCAGTCCGACTGGTTTGCGAACCATCCGACATTGTGTTATAAGAAGTCTGCGATTTTGGCGGTAGGAAATTACGACATTACTATGGGCAGTTGTCTACAAGACTATGAAATTGAGCTGCGAATATTGAAAAAATATGGAAAAATTTACAATATTCCCGAAGTGTTGCTCTATTATCGCATTCATGGGGATCAAGTCACCTTCAACGGCAATGCCTCCAATCCCGAAAATAAAGCAGCGCGTGACCGTGTTATACGCAACATTTTGGCAAATTAGAAGTCTTTGTTGACGTGGTCGATCAATATCAGCAAATCGCGGTGTAAAATCATCAAGTCTTGTTTTTTGTCCGCATCTTTCATGTATTTTATGCGTTCCTCAAGGTCACGTTTCAAATTCTGTAACGAATTCTTGTAAGTCATAATCTTGTCGGTGCGTCCGTGACTACGCGCCAACAACATCCATCCTAAATGTTCAAACATATGAACAAACCACTTATGAAGACCGCTATAGGTGGCCTCGCAACAGGTCTTTTTCATGGTACGGTTTTTCATATTACGTTTGCTTTTCATACTTCGGCCAGGCATTTTGTAATTATATATATATTACAATTACAAAAAAAATAACGCAGTTACTCGTACAGGGAGTTGAACCCTGCCACTGGACTTATAAGGACCATATGCGAACCGATACATTATACGAGCATTTGTGATGGGCGCGTCATTCCCATACTATTAGTAGTACAATTTCTTTATATTTATTACATAAACAATCTTTACTTGCGGCGCTTGAGGGTCTTTTTTCTGCCGTATTTACAGTATTGGCGCTGTGAGAACCCGCGTGGACGGCGACAGTTGATGCTACGTTTGTATTTAGCGGACCATGTGTGGCGACGGGTTTGCATCTATCTATATACAATTGTTACAGATTTTCGATAAAAATGGTTGTACCAAGGTTCTCGAAATATAAAAACAAAAGGTCCCTAGAGTTGTCCGTCGCTCATTTTATTTTTCGAGAGTCCAACAATGATTCTACTTTTATTTTATGTATTCGAGAACCTTGACGCGTCAAAAATCGTCATTTTCATGATTTTTATTCTATTTACACTTAGGTCAAACGCAAAAAATGTGATTTTATGACGTTATTTTTGTTCTCATATTCCAAGGTTCTCAACTTTGATTCGTATTGTCGTCTCATGATATTTTTTTCCATCTGCGTGCGTTCTTCATCCATTCTTTTTTGCGCCAGCATTTTTTCCATGGGTGTCAAATCTTGAGAACTGCGGGTTTGTGCTAAATGATCCATAGAGGTGTATTTGGCAACTTTTTCATAATCTTCTTCACCCACCGTCATGAGGGTTTGATCTTTGTGTACTCGACGTAGATCATCGTATTTCAATTTACCGAATAAATCGCAAGAAACATATCCGCCGTCTTCAAACGGGTTCTCGTCTTCGTTGTAAAAATTCGTTCCTCCGGCACCACGACTGTAAAGGTTCTCCACCCCACGGTACTGAATCATCTCGTTGGATTTTTTTCTCAGTTCTTGAAATTCCTGGGCCATCCCTTTGGGAGTGACACCCTTTTTCAAATCATATACCGGGTCTTCTTTATGGAACCATTCGTTTTTGGTGGGGTCGGGTTTGGAAGACATGTTTTGTTCGAATAATTCGTTGAATTTGTGGTTAAAATTTTTGGATTCCATTTTACCGATGACTTTATTCATGCGTCTATCTTCAGTGGTAGAATTCGGTGCTTCATATTTTATTTCTGTCGTGGGAACTTCACGTGCTTGTTTGGTTCTCTCTTCGTAAAAACCCACAATGATTTCAAATGCTCGTTTGTAAAATAGAAAATAATCCGCGGGCATCTTGGACTTGTCGGGATGCATCCAGAGAACTTTTTTTTTCGCCGTTTTCAAATCATCAATATTGAAATGAGTGTCCAAGTCAAACAGAGCCAATAATTCCTCAAAGGAATAAGATTGGATGTTTAAATTATGTATATTTTCGCGACTCATTTAATTTATCTTAATACATTTTTTATATGGAAACAACATAAAAAATATATCATACAATATAATACATGCCGCAATACGAAACAGAACTTGGTACTACAGATGAATTTGGTGAAGAACTGAAAAACAATAACCCCGGGATTATTATGGTTAAATTTGGCGCAACGTGGTGTAAACCGTGTAAGAAGGTCGACGCGCTTATCAAAGAGCGGATGTTACAGTTGCCTGACAACTTTCGGTGTTTTATCATTGATATCGATGAACATTTGGATGTGTATGCTTTTTTGAAATCGAAACGTATGGTGAACGGAATACCCAGTGTATTGGCTTGGAAAAAAGGCAACGAAGGAACGGTACCGGATGCGGTAGTAGCATCATCCAATTATACGGAAATCAATGCGTTTTTTGATGGTTGTTTGAAAATGGTTTAACACCTTTTAGAGGGAGTTTTGTGTTTTCTAGTACGTTTTTTGCGAATCGATTTACGACGTTTAGTGCGGATTTTTCCGCCAACCGGTTCCTTCTTTTCCTCTTTTTTGTCTTCTTTCTTTTCCTCTTCGGGAACGGGTTCTTGTGCTTTGGGTTCCTCTTCAGGCTCGGGTTTTGACTCTTCTGATACAGTTTCCTCTCGAGGTTTAGATTCTTCTTCTTTTTTACTCTCTTTTTCTTCAGTTTCATTCTCGGGAACCGTTTTGGCGATTCTTTCTTCCTTGGCCGGGCTATCTGGAACAGGAACAGGAACCGCCACTACAGGTTCCGTTTCCACCGGAATTGGCATCATACTTGGTCCCGGAATCATGGTTGAAGGTTCCTCTTTTTTGGGCGAAACACTCTCGAATAAATCAAACTTTTTTTCAGGGGCATTCGCGGACTCCATCACAGTAACGTAACCTAACACCAATGTAGTGACCGCGATCAACCCATAGAAGGTAGCAGGTTCACCATTGTAGGTATAATTTGCCGGATTTATATTTGACAAGAATTGTTGTAAAGATACCATAATTTGAAAATAATATATTATAATATAATAATATTATTTTCAAGGCCGCGCATAACCGATTACCGCACACGCGATACGTTTACCAGCATTACCGTTTACCAAACTAGCAGCGTTTGATCCGGTACCACAATCGTCGGCATCGGCATGTATGATTAACCCCCGTCCAATGATGTTGGATTTGGTCCCGTGTAATTTTATGATGCGATCTGTGAATTTGGTCTTTACATTTCCCTGAGAATCCGCATACAAATTTCCTAAATCGCCAACATGTCGATCTTTGGAATCACGACCGCCATGATTTTTGTGATAAGGATTGAAATGCATACACATACTTTCGCATCCGTCCGAAAGATCCCCGTATTCGTGTACATGAAACCCGTGAACACCACCCTTTTTCAGTCCACAAATGTCTATCGTAATCTCCACCTCATTTTTTTGAGAAGTCTCTGAGAATACCACGGTTCCGTAGACTTTGGATCCAGGGGCCTTATCAAACACCGCAATCGCCTTCATAAAATGTATATTATATAGAATACATTTTATATGTCTAATACACCTCAAAATGAATACAATGAATATGCGGGGGACTTCATGTATTTGTGTGTTTTTTTTACGGGAGCCACACATCCTTGACTGCGCGTGCGCTGTAAAGCACTACGTTGTACATTGACATCACGTTGACTACCAAAAGACTGATTTGTAGCCGTGGGATTTAAACTTTGACCGATGGCCCGATTACGTTTTTTTGCTATAATATCCGACGCGTCATGATTGCCACCAATCCAGCGTTTTTGTAGCGTCGTTTTGGGCCCATCAATGATGACTTGGTGGTCGCCAAGACCAAGTGCTTTCCTTTCAATGGTTTTGTTACCAACGACTCGGGTCAAGGAAGAAGGAGCGTTTATACGGCTAAATGTGCGTCGTCCAAGAGAAAAAGAGGCATCATTATCACTGGTCAATTCTTTCATGGGCATGGAGCGCACAAAAGATAATACGCCATTATTCATTTCGCGTTTGATCGGGGGTCCCAATGGTGTATTCGACATGTACTATTATATATCTTGTATATAAAAATCTGTGAATTCAAAACTGTCTAGACCGCGAAACAATGAACCTATATTGCTCGCCATCGGTGATTTATCAAATATTTCCGGATATTTTTTGATGATATCGAGTTTTTCCGCTTGAGAAATTTGATCCGACTGTAATTTTTTTAGCAAAGCCATCTTGTAGAAATAAACACTCGTCCTGGTTTTTTTGTCCAGTTCGTCAATATCGAACGTTTCTTCGGAAACCTCCCACCCTTTGCGACAGTCGCAACCATCCCACGGTTGCGGAGAACGCTGCATAGTTTGATGGGGCTTGAAGATTTTTTTGACGGATTTCAGTGTGCGATTTTCCGAATTCTTATCAATATTAAATACGTCTTTATCAATAACCAACCCTTTACTCGTATTTACCCTGACCGACGTATTATTTTTTAAAAACAAAAAATACAGACAATTCAGTAAAAAGCAATACATTCATATAAAGTATATACTATATTTTTTATGTGGTTTACACATTTGATAGAGATTCTACAATTCGGAGCCTTATTCTGGGCGCTTGACGAGGTATATTATCATTATTGATCGGAACTGCATTATTTTCTTCGGGATCAGGTGGAGGCTCTACGGCATTGCTCCGCGACCTTTTCATTTCTTCCAAGTAGTTTGCCAAATCTGTCTTCAAACGGGTTTGATAATCTTTCAAATATCGGGTGGCATTGGCCATTTCCTGATTGACGATCCGCTTTGCCTGTTTAGCTTCACGAAGAGCATTTTCTAAATTACGAATAACATCATTTTGGTACTGTATCTGTAAATTGTATACATGGTTGTAGTCACGAATATTATCGGTAATCTCTTTGAACGCAACACGTATATCTTTGATCTTTTGTTTCAGAGTTGGATCAATCTCCGTACGGCAACAAGGACACGAAAAGATCTTATGTTCAACGGTTCCGCCCGTTGGAAGTGTCACTGTTTTTACCGTATGTTTTAACTTTTCAAAACATGTTTCGTGAAAACGGTGCCCGCAACTTGTGGTATGTATTTTTTTGTTTTTGAAATTCAAAGCATCCAAACAAATGGCACACGCTTCCTTTTCGGGTTGACTCATGTCAGAGGAACCTTGATAGAGAATATGATGTAATGGTAAATATGTATTCAATGATACTTACCATTTTAGAATCAATTTTGATATTTTAGTGGACAACTGTTTTTGTGATGGGCTCAGGAAGCTCATACTCGTACGACTTGGACTGAAATTTTCTCTCATACCACTTTTCTTTAATATTCTGTGGCAAAACACACTTGTGATGCCGCTCGTATTGTTCTGGGCTGTCATAAAAAAGAGTGATATGCGTTTTAGTAGGAATACAGTTCATCCTCGCCTTGAAATACATCTGTTCGTCAGATGAACCGATTCGGTGGTTAGTTCTCACCCCGGTAATCGGATCGCGCATTTTATTTCCAATATTCACTCCACTGTTGTAAAACTCAATACGCGCCTTTTTTTGATTCTTTTTAATATGGTAGCTAAAATAATCCTTATCCGCACGCTTTGCGTCTTCAATTATCTTTTTATTCTTATTTTTAACTGAATTTGCTTTACTTTCCAACGTATAAAAAGTATCACCACTGACTACTGAAGTCGTGTCGTCTGCGTTGGGATGGTAAGAATCTTCGTAATACATCATTAAGATGTGCGGCTCGAGGGAACGGTCTATATATGAACTGAGCTGGGTATTGAATAATACTATGATATCTTTATATTGATTCAAAAATGTTGTTGCGGGTTTCAAACAACATTTTTTTCGAATTATAGTATAAACTATGTCAGAGGATGTTATTTATGAAGCCATTAAAAAAGTTTATACAGACACTGACGACGATATTTCTGAACCGAGTTTTATAAAAGGAAGTATGAGTGTAGTAGAAACTGTCAACAATTACATAGCCATGTTCTTCAATTTCGTTCTTCAAATGAACCCGGTTCCAGAAAACAACATGATCGGATTTTCACGGACCATAGGACTCATCATTGTTGTCGCATTTTTAGGATTCGTCATTGTATCGCCGACGATTCTTATTTACTTTATGAATTATAAATCGCCACACGACGTTAAGAACACATCATACATGAAAATATCCAATTACCAGAATAAATATATTATGATAACTTCGTCGTTTTGGATAATCATGTTTTGCACAATCATATTGTTTTGCCCAATAAAGGCGGTTTAAACCGTATCATCGTGTGGATTGTAGTCCTTTAAAAATTCGTTTAAAATACCCAGGTCGAGATTATCTTTCAAATTTTCGATAATCTCTACATCGTGAGGGTTTCTTCCTACAGAATCATTGAATTTTCTAACATATGCCGAAATATATTCCATATGTATTTTCATCTTTTCTTCTGCGCGCTTTTTTTCCTCTTTTTCTTTCTCCCTCTCTTTATGTTTTTCGTGGTTGTCGGTGTGTTCGTCTTTTGATCTATGAATATTCTCTTCAATATCATTTTTGCTAGATTTATCGAATTCACTGTATTCAATTTCGTTAAACTTTTCGTAAATACTCTCCCTACCGAAAAAATCTTCAGAAAACGTATTGCGGCGTACACGGTTAACATCTTTATACCAATGGTGGCGGCTTTCGTTTGCGGGTATAATAATATCACATATATCCGGTTTACGCAGTTCATCAAAACGACGTTTTTGTATATCTTCAAACTGTTTTCTTCGTTCTGCGGAGTCGTCTCCTTGAAAAGCTTTTTTGAAATCTATTACCGTCTTTTCATCTATACTGGGACTAGTTTCCATCAAGCGGTCAAATTCAGCCCGACATATTTTTAAAAATTGACCGGCGTCCATGCGTTCATCCGGATCTTTGGCAAGTTCTATACGAATGTTTCTGGCGAATTTGTCCCAAGAAATACCCGATACACGATGTGCTTCATTCAATTCGGATATTTTCAAATACTGTTGTATAGTGGTGGAAATTCCGATTAGAATATTGATTGATCCAATAACCATGGGTGCGTAAACTTGCGCATCTATAGGCAAACTTGTTTGTGCGAAAGATGCGGTACCGCTGATAGTGGACAATGCGATTGCCGGTATAGTAAACCAAGCGTGACGTGCAGATAATTTATGATGACATTTTGTATGTAACCATTTATAACATTGTGCTATATCACACCATTCTACCATAATCAATTCATTTTCTTGTGACCATTTTACTGGTTGTGGGACAGATTTTGACATTACTACGCTATTCACTGCGTCGTTATTTTCGGAGTGTGAATCTTTTTTATCCATATAGTGTATTATTATTTTTTAAAACCAACGAATTCTATTAATTCGTTTTTGTAGTATTTTTGCCTTTTACAAACGCGTTGAATGGTGGTTTATTCGTTTTTTTGTGCGGATGTGGTGGTGGTGGAGTGGGTTTATTTGGTTTTACTTTCGCCACAGGTACCGGTATTTTCGATACAGATGCGGATACAGATACAGAATTTTTATTCGAATTTTCTGAAACCGCAGAAATAGCCTGTGAGGGGAGATCGTCGTTGTCATGTATCTCGTCACTGTCTATTTTATCATTCATAGTAATTAAAGTTTGGCTTAATTTGTTTTTTTTGGAAGAAACCGAATCGTCGGGCTCGGCCACGGGTTCTGCGTCGGGCTCGGCCACGGGTTCTGAATCGGGCTCGGCCACGGGTTCTGCATCGGGCTCGGCCACGGGTTCTGCGTCGGGCTCGGCCACGGGTTCTAAGTCGGGCTCGGCCACGGGTTCTAAGTCGGGCTCGGCCGCGGGTTCTAAGTCGGGCTCGGCCACGGGTTCTGAGTCGGGCTCGGCCACAGATTTGATACTATTTATTGGAGGAGACGGAGAAGAGTTGTTTTCTAAATTATGTATCGCCATCTCTTGTAAAGTTTTAAATTTGGAATCACACATATCGTCTACTTCATCAGAACACAATGTCAACGGAGACTGATTTTTAGATTCTATGTAATTAAACTTATCCGGTTTTATGAAACTGTCTAAAAATTTCTCATTCTTGAGATCGTCTTCATTGAATTCGGACTCGTACAACGATTTTTCGTTAGAAATGTCGTACTTGATAGAAGAATAAATGTTCTCGTCAAATTCGTCTTCAAAGTATTGTAGTTGCTGACCCCGGATTGTATCTTTCAACTGATCCTCATTTCTCTCCTTTTGGCTAAGAGATAGTTCTTCATAATTCCGAAGAATGTTTGCTCCACTATCTTTATCAAAAACGTTTTCGGTTAAAATAAAATTGGCCTTTATCATGATATTCACATCCAAATCGTTGTTATATTTTTGAATCTTGTTTAAAACGTGTTTCAGATAATTTTTTTGTGTTTGATGATAAAAATGGATATAGTTCAAGTACAATTTAATCTGCCCAATAAGTAATTCATCTTCGTACTCCAAAGTATTCAAAAAAATCAAAATAGAAAATCCTACCAGGTTATTCTCCTTATTTTTCTTGATATTTTCAATCTTTTGTTCGTGTAAAGCAAAGAGTTCTTCCATAAAAGTTATTATCCTGGCATGAATAGTTTGAATATCCTCGATTTTGTATTTAAAAAATGGATCAATGTCCTTGTATATTGGCAAAGATTCGGAACGCTCTTCGGCAATACCATTTTCTGGTTTTTCAATAACGTTCTCAAAGGACAACATTGTTAATGATGTTTGAGAAACATTGTTCGTATCCAAGTTTTCTAAAACGGGATTATTTACTTCAATATTATTTTCTTTGCACTGAATTGAAATAATATTATATAATTTATAATAATCACCATACATGCGATTTTGTATCAACGATGTCAATTTATTGTAGTTCTCCAATTCCATATTCAACACTTTGTACTGGAAGAAGAGAGAGTCCAGACAAAACAAGAACACCTTGTTTTTATTTGTCTTCACCAGTTCGTTGTACTTTTCTTTGATACTCATCGTTTTTTCAGAAACCACCGTTTTCTCGGCGTCGATTTTTTCATATAAATCGACTATTTCCAAAAAATCTTGTCTTATATTTTTTAATACCACCTCTTTCATTGTGTATATATTTTCGATAGACTTTATATTTTTATGTAAACCATATATAAATTTTATATTAGTATACGACAAATGAACCGCAGTGAAATATTATTCCATAATGATGAAACTGTCCTATTATCTCCCAAAATGCGACAGCCTCACATAGAAAGTGGTTCCGTACAATACGGCATTTTAAAATTGGTGTTCCCTAAGGATGTTATATTACCCATTATAAATATCCGCATTAAATACGGTTTCATCTATGACAACGAATGTACCAAAGAATGGCATACCGAATATGTGTTTTATAATCTCTGCGGTTTCGAAGAATATATATTTTATATTGCTTGCGATAAGCATGATTTGTATGATTTGGAAATCGAATTAGATTGTGGTATAGAAGAATTAAACACCGTCGTATATTCTTATCCGCCACTTATCGATGTCGGCACCTATGAGCTTGAAATCACCGATATATCATCCTATTATGAAAATCCCGTAAAAATAAACGAAGGTCTAGAATATTGGACGTAATATATTTTTCAAAAAACAACCATATAAAAATAGTTGATCACTTTATACAAATATTTTCTTTCATGTCGGAAATCTTGGAAATACCCGAAAATTTTCAGTCTACAGTGGTAGATTTTGTCAACGATTTAACTACCACTTTCCCGGAATATGCCAACTTATGGAAACATTGGGCAGATCCAAATACCGACGTGTATGAGTTCCGTTCCTTGTTCAAACACTGTTTAACCGTTTATCCTGAACGTTTTTTTGATTTATTATATCAAAACGACGACATTTTCAAACCAGACAGCAATACGAATGTTATGTTTTTACCCAATGTAGATTTCAAAATACTTTATCATTGCGAGGGGGTTACTGAAAATACACAAAAGTCGATGTGGAAATATTTACAGCTCATTTTGTTTACTTTAGTCGGTTCCATCAAAAATAAGAATAAATTTGGCGAGTCGATGAATATGTTTGAAGGAATCGACGAAAATGACCTCCAAGACAAAATGAAGGAGACGATTGAGGGAATCAGCAAATTTTTCGGTGAAAATTTGGAATCCGCGGATTCTAAAGAAGGCGAACCGTCTAATACAGAGGAGAAGACGGATTTTGATTTTGATAAGACGACCGGAATGCCAAACTTGGAGAATTTACATGAGCATCTGAAGGGTCTGTTTGATGGTAAGATTGGTCGCTTGGCCAAAAATATTGCCGAGGAAATTTCCGGTGATTTTGAGAGTCTTTTGGGCGAGGATTACAAAGATGTTACGAGTACCAAAGACATTCTTAAAAAAATGCTGAAAAACCCGCATAAAATGATGGATTTGGTCAAAAAGGTGGGAGATAAAATAAAAACCCGCATGGATTCTGGAGAGATTTCCAAAGACGATATCATGCGCGAAGCTGGCGATATTATGAAACGTATGAAGGAAATGAACGGAGGTGAGGGCGACGATCAACTCAAAGAAATGCTTAAAACAATGGCACGCACAATGGGCGGAAAAGGTGCCAAGGTAGATATGAATGCTTTTGAACGGATGTCGAAAGCTCAAGAAATGAAGGAACGTATGAAAGCGCGTTTAAATAAAAAGAAGGAGTCGGTCGCAGCCAATTATATTTTAGAAGAAAAAAATCCGAACAACTATAGTTTCAAGTTACCCGGCGACGGAGAACAACCCAGAAGTGCCGCCCCTCCACGGTTTACTGACGAAGAATTGATTGCGGAGTTTGATAAACCGTCCAGCCAACCTCCAACCAAAAGCGGCGGATCCAAAAAGAAAAAGAAGGGCAAGAAATAATATGTTTTTTTATTATAAATGAACCTATTAAAGTTTATCAATGTTCCGGTTTTTATTGTGAGTTTAGCCCTGGGAATATTTTTCGTTTATATTACAACCTCTGCAAAACGTACGATTATTGTTTATCCAACGCACGAAAACGCCAATTTACTGCAATATCGCGACGCGACGCAAAACTGTTTTTCCGTGATTGAGAAAGAAGTAAGTTGCCCGTCGGACCCCAGTAAAATATCCAAAATTCCCGCACAATCATAAATTACCGGATAAAAATAAAAAGGGTAATATATATAGTACGATATGAATTTCAAACGTTTATTGAATACCGAGCTAGGAAGATTTTTCATATCCGTATTGCTCGGGTTAGGTATCGCCACAATGTTTAGAAAAGTGTGTAAAGATAAGAATTGTATGGTTTTCAACGGTCCGATTATTAGTGAGTTAGACGACAAGATTTATAAATACGGTGAAAAATGTTACACTTACAACACAGTTCCGGATAAATGTAATACAAACAAACAAATCATTGATATTAAAGTACCGACTGAAGAAGATAACGAAGCCGAGGCCCAGAATAAAACCGCCAAAATATTGCCGTTGGTCAGTAATGGTACCAATATTTCTCCGGCGCCGGCACCGTCGTCCATTTTCACCATGTTTAGTAAAAATTAATTGTATATGCGTTTTAGAAGAAACATTATGATATAATTCATATAGTATATGGCAGAAAATACTACACGAATTGACGATTTACCCGCTAATATTACCATTAAAATGCCCAACGATATGGGTCAAGTTATGCCTCCCAAAAAAAACGATTATATGGCCAATTCCACCACTTACTCACCCATGAATATTCATCCGAATCCTTACGGCAATTCTGTACAACCCACCCCCAACCACGTACCTCTTCCGGATTTTGCCGGACAAGCGCAGATTCAAATGCCCGCCAATATGATGACGGGCATGGTTGGTAATACTCTGGATAATACTACATTTTCCAGTGAAACTCGCGAATTACTTCAACAAATGCCCTCGGTGCGATTGCCGTCACGGGATATACCGATGAATCAAGCGTCCTACCAACAGGACGAAGAAATAACCCCCAACTATATTCCGAAACCCAAACTCACCAGAGATTACGTGCGCGAGTACGAGGAAGCGTCGGAGAAAAAACTACAAAAACACGAGAAAACCAAGAAGCAAACCGAACGCATTGATCATGCGTTAACCGACAGTCAAACCCCCCTGTTGGTAGCACTACTATTTTTAATATTTCAGTTGCCAATTTTACATACATTGATGTACAAATACTTGACCATTTTGCCCATTTTTCATAGCGACGGTAATTTGAATTTTTACGGCATTCTTTTCAAAAGTTCTCTATTTGGTATATTGTTTTGGGGAGTTCAGTACATTATAAACGCGTTTATGACCTTTTAGATAGACAGGTGTAGTTTGTATTTTGTGTTTTGTAATTAGTAATCAAGAATTGGGAATATTTAGGAATTTTAATTGTTATAATATGTTAATGACAGTCATCAACAACGTTGAAATAGACGATATCCAATACCATAAAAATATTATCAAAGAAGCTATCAACAATAACGAACCGATCGACGACAAATTACATGTAATTGCGGTCATTTCGAATCCGTATTTATTCGCCCGACGCTATATTTTAATGAAGGAATTTATTCATCGTATGGAATTAGAAGAACCCAATGTCGTTTTGTATGTGGTTGAACTCGTCTACGGAAAACAAAAGTACATTATCACGAATAAAAACAACAAACGGCATTTACAAATTCGTTGCGAAACCCCACTTTGGCATAAAGAAAATATGGTGAATCTCGGTATTCGAACACTCTTGCCGAAAAATTGGAAAGCCGTTGCGTGGATAGATGCCGATCTCGAATTTGAAAACCCTACGTGGGCATTGGATACTTTAAAAATATTAAACGGTTCACAGGATGTTGTACAATTATTCAGTCACTGTGTGGATATGTCTCCTACAGGTGAAGCCATGAAAATTTTCAATAGTTGGGGCTATCAATACATAAAGGGACTACCTTATTCCGCAAATGTAATGAATTTTTGGCACCCCGGTTACGGATGGGCTTGTACACGTAAAGCTTACGAAAAAATGGGCGGTTTGTACGACATGGGGATCCTCGGTTCCGGCGACAACATCATGGCCCTGTGTTTTTTACAAAAAGGCGTCAAATATGGATTAAATAAGGAGAACTCGGCCGACTATAAACACTCGGTTCAGGTCTTTCAAGATAAAGTAAAGAATATGCGGTTTGGCTATGTTCCCGGGGTTATACGCCATTATTATCACGGTACAAAAACCAGTCGCAAATATGGAGAACGTTGGAAATTATTGGTCCAACACAAATATTCTCCTTATAAACATATGAAATACGATAAGAATGGGGTTCTGATTCCTACCGAAGACTGTCCACAAAAATTGTTGGACGATATTTTCGAGTATTTCGGTCAGCGCAACGAAGACGATATTTATAAAGACCACAATATTACTACCATGTTGGAAAAAATGACCCATACGAATTATTTGGAGAACCTTGAAAACGACGACGAATTACCGATTGTTGAGACAGTTCTCGAAATCGAAGCTGTATAATGCATCATGTAAAGTAAAAACGCGTATATTTTTACTTTACATACAATAGAAAATCAGAATGATAAGTCCGCCGTTAAATCAAATATGGCCGTCGTTGTGTGACTCTTTTTTGCTTTTTAGATTTCGGTTGGGATTTTTTTTGGGAACTTTTACTTTTCGACTTTCGAGAACCTGGACCCACGGATTTTTCCTCGATTTTCGTCTTTTTTTGCCCAGGCATATATTTCAAAAACCATTCTTCATATTCGCGTGTATTACGTTTATCTTTGAGTTCCTTGTATTTTTCAACCTTTTCTGCTCTTATAGTTTCAAGTGTCGGTTGTTTACCGTAACAATCAATACTGAAACGTTTTAGAAGCCCCTTTTGTTCCAGACGGTTCTCTTGTTCTACTTTGAATAAAAACATGGCCATACACAAAATACGGTCCTTGAAATAATACGTGCGTTTTGTATAATAAAACGCAAAATAGAAACTCAACATCGTATCAATGGTGGCAATTTTAACCTCTTTCTTATCTATTTTGATCATATTATAACTGTGACAAGCAATTGGCTTGTAAATAAATGCCACCGTATCGTTTCCGACCACGATTTCAATGTGTTCAGGAACAAGTTCTCCGATACCCGAATGCACGACCTTTTTGATATTTTTGAATCCGACATGTTCCAAACGCTCCTTCACTATAACCGCGCAGGTCTCAAAATCTTCTGCGATGACGTCGAAATCAGGTATTTTTTTGATCAATCGGTCCTGTTGTTCCTTCGGCATATGTTTCGCATAAAGTGACACCGCATATCCACCGAAAAATACCACGCCTTGGTCAATGAGTGTATCACGTATTACATAATAAATTTTCTCCGAATCTTCCACATTTGATTCCATCTTTCGTTGAAAATCTACTACATCGCAATGAAGATTCGCATTCAGTGGATAATATTCGTTCAACAAAGTGATGCGTTTCAACACCTTTTCCCACCGGGATACATCTCCCGACGGACGCGATAATTCTAAAAACATGTTCATTCGTAAAAAATTGGGCGGTGAATATAAAATACCTGCCACACGTATGGCATCTTTGTACATGACATCAAATATTTCCGGATGAAGATAAGTGATGTCTGCTATAGCAACGAAATTTACGTACACCTTATATGTACCGTGATGAACTCCCGCCTTGGCTTCCACATCCTTGTAACCTTCTTTGAAATAAATGTCGGCCAATTCTTTAGTATCATCCAGTGCGTTTTTCGAATAAAAATCGTAGTCGGGTATTTCAACATCACGGTTATAGAACTGTGCGAATTTGGGCAGAATATTATTGATAGCCGTTCCACCATAACAGATACATTTTTTTTTACGTAAAAAGTTTTCTAAAATAGCGATCATATTTTTAATTTCTTCTGAATTTTGAATCTTCTGTTGTTGTATTTTTTCGGTTTCGTCTACGGCATGACGTAAAATGGCCAATTCACATTCTTGAAATGTCATATTGTTGTCACACAATTCCGAATTATATTTATTTTTCATGAATAACTACTATATACAATAGTAGTTATTTTTCTTATGTGATGGGTATTATAATTGGCAATGGGCCATTATTTATGTTGAGACCCATGGGTGCGGGTGCCAATGCCGGAGTGTTCAGTAACTTGGCGTTATTGTTCACATTTGATGGATAAATCGCACTATTGATATAACGTATCATCTCTGATAATGGTACAAACGCCTTACCAAAATTCGAAAAAACGGACTCGTAACCACCTAAATTGGAATCCACAATATAAAATGGATATGCCATGATTTGTACTCCGTAGTTGATAGGTATGCTGTAGTACGGTGGGTTACTTAACATTCCGAAGATATTTGTTATCAAATCTGGAGTGACCATCTTCATAGATTTAACATCGGTACGGATACCGTCATCCATGATATTTGGGGTCGAATACATTTGCGACGTTATGTTTGAATAACTGTATTTTCGGATAGTATCTCCTCCGCTTTCCATATGTACATAGTCGGCCAAATAATAACAACCGGGTGACTTATTCGCGGGGTCTGGACAGTTTGAATTAAACGTCGTGGCGTAGTTGGGAGCCAAAGACCGGTCCACAACCACAACAATCTTTCCTACCAGATCTTGCAACATCGTATCACCCTTTACTTTAATGATCTTTCCGTTGGAATCGGAATACAACAACGATTTGATAGTAGCGTCGATGTTTTTCGCAATTTGTGAATATATAGATTTTTCGGTAGATTTGATTCTTAAATGTACAAAAAGTGGATCGGTCGGATTGGGAGAAGGTGCCATAAAACCATACGTCCCCACTGTACTTAATATTCGACTCAAAGGAACCGAATTTTGGGTATTTATGGACGAGAACGTGTTGTCGGTAGAATAAGCGACACACGGCACCGAATTTAACGAATATACTTCAAAATCTAAAAATCGACATCCTCGCGATAACACATATTTTATCATGTCGGTATTGATATAGTTTCCGGTCAGTGCGGAATTATACGACGATTTAATACAATATTGTGATAAAGCTAACGATGGGTTTTGAACATTGGCTACCGCAATAGAATTGTTGTGTACTTCTACCGAACCCAATTCAGACGATTGTGACAACATCCCTTCCTTGTAATCGATAGATTTATAAATATATTTTCGCTGAATAATCAAATTCACAATGATGATAATACAACCAACCACCAATAAAAATATAACTAATTTTTTGATTAATGACATGATAACTAATTAATATAAATATATAATTTATAATATAAAATAGCCGAATATTATAAATGCCAGGAGGTTTGCTAAATATCATTTCAGAAGGCAACAACAATGTATTTCTTACGGGTAATCCTACCAAAACATTTTTCAATGTGACATATTCAAAATATACAAATTTCGGACTACAAAAGTTTCGTATTGATTATGAAGGTTCTCGCGATTTGAGAACGACCACGCCGTCCATATTTAAATTCAAAATAAAACGCTATGCTGAATTGCTTATGGATACATATTTAGTCATTACTTTGCCAGACATATGGAGTCCTTTTTGGCCACCGTGTCCACAAAATGGCAATGTATGGTCTACATACGATTTTCGCTGGATCCGTGATATAGGAACACATATGATCCAAGAAGTCGAGATTATTTGTGGTTCGTTGACTTTACAAAAGTATACGGGTGATTATTTGGCGGCCATGGTAGACCGTGATTTTTCTACGACTAAAAAGAAACTCTTCAACGAAATGACCGGAAACGTGTACGAACTGAACAATCCTGGAATCGCATACAGTCGAAAAAATGCGTATCCTTCGGCGTATTTTTCAACGTCGCCTACGGGTGCGGAACCGTCCATTCGTGGTAGACAATTGTATATACCAATCAACAGTTGGTTCTCATTGGACAGTCGTTGTGCGTTTCCTCTGGTTGCGCTTCAATACAACGAATTGGAAATACAAATTACACTACGGCCTATCCAAGAACTTTTTCAGGTACGTGATATATTTGACATTGCCAATAATTTTCCGTATATCCAACCCGACTTTAATCGTCAAGAACTTCAAATGTTTCGATTTTTACAAACACCCCCCTCTCTTTTCTTAGATCCTCAATACTATTTGAACCAAACAAATACCTGGAATGCGGACATTCATTTGATGTGTACCTACTGTTTTTTATCAGAACAAGAAAAAATGCTTTTTGCGGCCAAAGATCAAATATATTTAATCAAAGACGTTTTTCGGTATAGTTTTGAGAATGTTACCGGAACAAAACGGCTTTCATTGACGTCCAACGGTATGATTAGCAATTGGATGTGGTATTTACAAAGAAATGACGTAAATTTGCGTAATGAATGGAGTAACTATACCAACTGGCCCTACAATACGTTACCATCCAATGTACAAATTGCGCCTTCGTCGTATCCTCCCGAGTTTGCCATTGACGCGTCCAATGCGGGCATCCCTTTTGGACCACAAATTCAACCCGCAAATTATAGTACAGGGTTTTACTACAGTGGAGAATACACGACAGATAACCAGAAAGAAATACTCATGACCGCGGCCATTTTGTTGAACGGCGAATATCGCGAAAATACCCTGACCAGCGGAATTTTCAATTATATCGAAAAATACGTGCGGACACAAGGGTGTGCACAAGAAGGATTATATTGTTATAACTTTTGTTTGAATACCAACCCGTTTGAATATCAACCGTCAGGTGCGATCAATATGAGCAAGTTTAAGACAATTGAATTGGAGATCACTACGTATGTTCCTCCATTTTCACCGAATTCCGCCTTCAATGTGATTTGTGATACTACCGGTAATCCGATTGGGGTCAACAAACAAAATTGGAGACTCTATGATTACAATTTTAACTTGGTTTTACACGAAGAACGATATAACATTCTTTCTATTATTAACGGCAACTGCGGTTTATTGTACGCGAGATAATTGGTCAAGAATCGAAATATCATATATTTTTATATATTATATTATGGAAACGGAAACCACATGGAAAAAAAAACGCAACATTAAAACACCTTTCCACAAAAAAAATAACAAGGGTATTCTTCATATGACCGATCCCATCGAAGTCATTGAAATTGAACAGAAAATACAAAAGATAAATGACGAAAAAAAAGGATTCTCGGCATCACCTATCTTGGACGCCATCTTTGATACCAAACATTCTCTTTTTAATACGAAAGAAGGCATGGACGGCGGGGTCGAAGTCGAAAAAAACGGTATTTCTTTGAAAACGAAAAACATGAAGATTGATTTAAATACAGATACGGGGCTTTCTGTCGATCTTGCTCCTATTCAAGTTTATACTATACAAAATTTAGTAGATAGTATCACCGGATATGATTTTGCGGACGACGAACTTGCGGAAGATTTGAAGAAAAATGAAACCGGATTTACCGGTTCAAAAAAAGCCAGTGCTTGTCTCGCGGGAACCACTACAAGTGTAGATTTACCCAGTACCGAAGGTTTCTCACAAACCGTAGAAGAAGCTAAAAAAGAAATCAAAGAAGATATACAAAAGGTGGATAATTTGCGAAAAAGTATTGAAAATACCATTTGGTACCAATTCGTCAAAAAAAATCTGAAACTGATCGAATTCCCCATCATTTATTTTCGATTTTTTGTCAAAAAAATCGGTATTGTGTATTGTAATATACTTACCGGAGCATTCGGTATTGATGCCGTGTCTGACGACGAAAAACGTCTGGTAATATCAAAAATATCTTCGATCTTGAACGTTTTTATCAGCGTTCTCATTACGTACAATTGGTTTTTTCTAATGTTTTACGAGAATGACGGTATGAAAATATCGACATTTGAAATCACCAGCGACCGTTTGAAGAAAATAAGTAATACTCTCAATTTCATGTTTGAATTCGCGATTTATCCGCTCATATTGTTGGACAAATTCATGTTGAAAACCGTTCCTTGGTTTTTGAAAAAGGTTTTCAAAAGTTACGATTTAATATTTTTGGTCATGTATATTTCGGTATATAAAATAACCCATACATGGGGTGCGTGTATTTTCGATCTGTTCTACGATTCATTCAAATTATTGCGCAATCATGGGGGCCTGCGACCTTGGGACGATACACTTCAACATACCTACGAAAACGGCGAAAAATATTCCATCACCTTGAAAACCTACTGGTTTTTTCATATATTGATTTTCGGAGGCCAGTTTCCGTCATTTTTACCGAGTGTTTATTCCAAAACGGCGGATCAACCGCCGATAGAGGATGATGAAGAACGACGCCGCGAAATCGTCAATCAAGTGATACCCGATGTACCAACTGATCCCAATATCCGAGAAAATTATATCAACCAAATTCTGCCTACGAGAGTCAGAGGAGGACAAAATGGTCCGATTACGGACGATAAAATTATTGAAATGTATGACAAAGCACACAAATTTTTTAAAAATAGAAATTTACCATTACCAAATGATAGTCTTGAACGTGCGATTAATATACAAACTCCGGAACAAATTGAAGGATATAAAAAAGAAATAAGAGATCTTAATAAAGTTGATGGTCACCAAAAAATTTATGAAGAAATTTATAAGGATCTTTCTGATATCTGTGAAAAGTATGGATTAGATGAACATTGTAACGATAAATCCGAAGAACATACACAAGTTCCAGCCCCAGCCCTGGTCCCAACGCAAGTACCAGCACCAGCACCAGCGCAAGTACCAGCCCC